CCAACAAAGCATAATCAATTCTTGGGAAACGATAGAAATTTTCCGCCGAAAAGCTCTCCGAAACGAGCTTGAAAAGATTGTTCAAACCGATCTGGTTTTGGGCGAAGAGAACTAGGTGTCGTCTTCTGAAAAGGTCTTTCCAATCGGAGCGTTCCTTCTCGCTCTCATCGATTGACATAGCCTTGGTTGCTTCTTTCTTCTTTTGCTTCTGCTCCTCGTAAGCTACTCGCCACTCTTCAATGGATGGGATGAAATAAGCCTCAACCCCATAAACATTTTTAAACTCTTTACCCTCGGCTCTCATCTTCTTGAGATGAAGAACCTGATTGGGTAGGTGGTTCATATTGCCGTGGTTTGTGATTGCGTGAGCAGTCAAGCCATTTTGATAAGCAAAGTCCATGTGCTCTGGGCAATAGCCAAGAGCGTCAAATGGGGAGCCTGCGACATCGTGTGCGTGTAAATTTACGAAAGGAATAGAAGGTTGTTGTCTTTCCATTTAGCCCTCTGATTTTTTTTCTAATTCGTTTTGTAATTCCCTGACTTCCAATTCGAGATCATCAACATAGATTGTCAGATCTTCGACTTTCTTATGCAAATGTTCAACCTCTTGCTCACATTCTTCCACAATGGCATCAACAAATTCTTGCTGTTCCATGTCGAGTGTCAGATAATGTTCTGGAAAGTTGACTTCGTTTTTTGTATGATAAGATATTGATTCGTAGATTTCTTCAATCGTCATCATTGTCCCCTCCTATTGGGTTGAATTCATGATAGTGTAATATTCTCTTGCTTGGGCGTTTTACTTCCTTTCGTTCTTCTGATGATATATAATAACAGTATTCTTCCCAATTGTCAAGATTAAAATACCAAGGAACCTCAAGTTTTTTATCTTCTTCTTTTATCGAAGCTATTCCAAAGACATCCTCTAGTTTGAAGAATCTTGCTGAATACCTATCTTCCATTGGTAATGTTTCGCTCTTGACTCCGGGACCACCTGTTTTCCATTTTCCTGTTGCTTGTTCTCGCAAATGATCTCTGAACCTTTTGAAATCCTCACCTGTGAAGGTGAAAGAAAGATACTTACCATTTATAACAGATTCTCCGTTGTATGTCAAGAAAAAGCCGTTTTTATTTGAAATATCTTTTCTATGTTCTCGGACGATCCAAGGCTGGTATATTCCATAGGGAAATGCAGCATAATATTTAGTTGGTGAAACCCATTTGCTTATCATATGGGCTGTTTTGTAAGCGGTGAGTGCTCCGTACAGGACGCTCCAAGATAAACAATCTCTTTTGTCTTTATCTCTCACTCTTATCGGGACATAGAAGATAGGGATTTGTTTCTTGCTTTCGGAAGGGAATGTGTCCATATGTCGGTATTCCCAAACTGGATCGCTTGCCCAATCCCCTATTCTATGCCTGATTAGTGGCTGCATATCATCGTGACAAACAACCCAAATCGTTTCACACCCAGCATAGGCACATTCAACGACTGCCCTCTCAATAGCAAGATAATTCTGGGCAATCGGCATTAGTGCATCGTGCCAAGGCATATTGAAATCCAAGTCTTGACCAGCAACAGGTATGATGCCTGCAAGATGGAATTTAGCTGTTACTAGTGTTTCCATTCGTCTCAACCATAATCTTCCGTGCCTCGCTTAGGCGCAGAGCCCATACGCAGTCACCCATTCTCACAGCAATGGGGTCGCCAAGAGGAGAAACCATACAAACCTTGACTCCTTCTCCTCGCAGGAAACCTCGGACAGCCATTTGTTCTCCGGGACAAGAAGTGATGATTCCATTCTCATTTATTTTCATTTCATTTAGTGGTATAATCATTTATCTTTGAGTTTAGGCTGTGTATATATTGTTCTTTTTCAATTGGAAAATTTTGAACAATATCTTCTTCACTTTCATACATGAATTCTATATTATCTATATCTTCATATAAATTTTTCTGAAGAGAAATTACTTCCCTCCTTTGAGGCTCTATCTTTAGAGCATAATATTTATATTTTTCTTTGTTCTTCTGATCTCTTCCGTTTCGTCTTCCACGGATGCCTGCCTCTTTCATTATATTGAGTATTTTAAATTTTGCGTATGTATCAGAGTATTCATAATCATGAAGTTGTTTTTCAGATAAATAAGAGACAGAAACAAGGTCTTTTCTGTTTGGTTGATAACCGTCCACCCTTTCTGTCGGATAGAAAAACATTTCTCTTACAAAATTGTCGTCGGTCTCGAAGTATTGATATGGATGGGTCGTACAACAAGTTACATCCACCCAATCCAGCACTTTGCACATCTTTTCATTTAAACTTTCTAATGGTACAGGGAGACCTGTAATATTCTTATCATCGAAAACAAAAAGCTGATCAAACTTAATCTTGATCATTCGCGACGAATCGGTTACAATGTTTAATAAACTATCATCTTTGAGACGAATAGAGCCAACTTTGTCTGACAAAGGGCACAAACCAGCAAGAGCCAAAACAAAAACAAGGTGTCTATATACTTCCGTTTTATAATTTCCAAAAACTTTTTCATTTTCTTTTCCTTTTAATGTTGTTTTATCGTTTATAATATTTAGTGAAGATAGGTCAAAATCTGTATCAAAATAATCAAACCTGAATGGAAACTCTTGTTTGTTAATTATAAGTGGAAACCCATTGAGATAGGAAAAGGCAGCGGCATTCAAGCCACTGCCAATTACTAGGTTTTCTACCTCATATATGTGCTTTTCAAGATTGTTCTGCATTCACAAATTTGTTTCATCCGGAAAAAATATTGGGACAATCTTTATAATCATATCTGTAATGTTATTTCCCTGTCGCGACAGGCTGACCTTTTCGTCACGATAAACAACCTCTGATGGCATAGGGCGTAAATTATAGTTGCTTCCCATGGAGTAGCAATAAGCCCCAGCATTGTGGATTGCCAAAGTGTCTCCCAGCTTTATTTCGTTTATTTCTCTTTCTGTCGCGAAGTTGTCGCCTGTTTCGCAGATGTTCCCCACCACATCGTATGCCTTCTTTTCTCCATCTGGATTGGAAAGGTTCGTGATATGATGGTAGGCTCCGTATAGAACCGGGCGAATAAGTTGAGACATTCCTGAGTTTACGCCGACTATTGTTTTGTTTTTTGTTTCTTTAATATCTGTTACTTCGACTAGGAGATGTCCGGACTCAGCAACAAGATACTTGCCCGGTTCAACGTGAATTTCAAACTCATCCGGGATCATCCTTCTTAGTGCCTTGCCCACGCTCTCAATGTCGATTGACTCTTGACCCTCTTTGTAGGGAACGCCGATACCTCCACCGACATTGACAAACTTCAAATCAGGAAAGAGGTCAATCAAGGCTGTTAGGAAGATAATCCCCTGATAGAACTCATCTTCGTCAGATAGCCCAGAGCCAGTGTGCTGGTGGATACCCACTACTTTTACATCGTAGTTTTTAATTATTCTTTTAACTTCAGGCATATCAGATAAGCGAATACCAAACTTGGAATCTGGTCCGGCTGTGGCTGTGTACTCATGGTCGCCTGCAACCACTTCTGGATTAAAACGCAAACAAACCTCTGTTGAGGGATGTGTGGCAGCAAACCTTTCCAATTGACCAACAGAGCCAAAGTTTATCAAAATTCCCTTTTTGTGAATCTCTTCTATCTCTCTTTGTGTTGAGTTGTTCGCCGTATATAAAATGTCTTTCGAACTGAAACCGATACGAAGAGCAAGCAGAACATCGCCCAAACTTACCGCATCGATGCCTGCGCCGCGCTTCAAGAGGGCTTTGAGAATCGAAGGGTTGTAGTTCGCTTTCATAGCATAAAGAACTTTTGAGTTACTTATGCTATTTTTGAGTAGATCGTACCTCTCATCAATTAGGTCTAAGTCATAACAATATAAAGGAGACCCATACTTGTCAACAAGGTTTTTAAAATTTTTCACTATAACCTCAAGTTATTTATTTTAATATTTTCCTAGCAATACTTTTTACCGCCATTCTCTGAAGCCTTGGAAGTTTTTCGTAAGTATCCAACCCTTCAGCAAAAGCCATTGGTCGGTTCCTAACTTTAGTCATAAATTCTGCTTCTTTGCCAAAAGTTGCAGATCCGAGATCAACCTTGCTTCCGTATCCGGGGAATTCAGCATTATTCGTTCCATAAAGAAACGCTCCTTCGGCTCCCTTCGGAATGAGCATCACAGAATCTTGACAATACTTTTGCCCAAGGGGAATTATACTATCAAAGAATTCGGAACTTGGAATGTCTTTGAGGTTTACAACGAAAAAACTATCCTCTGCAGACGGTTCGTATGCTGCTGGCGTATTGAAGTGTTCTATATAGGAGCCGTCCACTGCCGTGATACCATAGCCCATACTCAACAATGCTGCCTTGAGATCCCGATTTCTCCTCTTGTTTGTTTGGAGAGGTGTGTTCTCGTCTTCAGCGGCACCTACTTCTGCTGCATCAGTGCAGTTTGAGTCATCAGAGGGTTTCCCCCTGAAAGCCGTAACAATAGCTGTGTCGTGAGCATTCATGTGTCCTAAAAGCCGTGATAATGATGATTCAGTCAACATGCCCGGACTTGAAAGAAGCATTGAATCTTCTGTCTTTGCCTCCTTCAGGCTTTGCCTAACTAATTTTTTTAACTCTTTGATATCCATCCATTTTTTCTCCTATTGGGTATATTTTTCAGTGTCAATTCCGCAGAGACCATCGGTTTCTTGCTTCTCGTGCCCTTCGAGGACGCCCAGAACATAATTCTCTAGTATTAAATAGAAAGTTTCTCCCTCAAAGTTAATTTCATTTAACATTGAGCGCTCAATGACAATAATTTCCCCCTTATCACAGTCCACAATGCATTCAGGAGCCAGTCCAATTACTCTCGCTGCCATATACGAACTCTGTTGTGGTTTATAACTGTCTGGCAATAGAACTCCTGTTTCTTGTTTCTCTTCTTCTTTTTCTGGTAGTGGCTTTACATGTAGGTGTCTATTTGCTGGCATTAAATTCATCTTTTCCTCCTATATTTCACAATAATCGCCGTCACAGAACTTGGTTCCCTTTCCGGCTTCATTTATCTTAATTCTCTGAATTGGGGTAGTGCCCTCTGACATCTCTTCATACTGTTTTTTCGTAATTGGCTCATATGGTGCTTGTACATAGCCAGTCTCTTCATATCTTAGAAACGAAACTGCCTTTAGTCTTGTCTCATACATTTCCAGAGCAGATTTAATATCTCTTGCTTCCTCGGGTTTAAATGTGCAAGTTATGCTGACTGAGTTGTCTGCCCAGAAGTGCTGATATTGAGCAGCAATCTCAAGCTGTTCCCAAATACTAATATCCTTTTTCCCCTTCTCGTAGTAGGGCTCATGAACTGGGAATTCTACAACCTTTGTATTGGGAGAGTAGCTGTCATCTTCGATCTTATATCCGTGTTTCTCGATATCGGGCAAAAGCTCTGAATTGGCTGCAAACCGAATGCGACGAATATAATACTCTGCTTCTGGGAAGTGGATCCCCGGTGTTGAGCCATTTAGAAGAGAAACTGTTCCAGATGGCTTGATACTTGTCGTTCGCACTGAGCGAGGGACGCATAGCCAATCTGAATAGCCCTTGTCTAACTTCTTTACCTCTTCGTAAGCATTGTCACACCAGTTTAAAAGTTCTCTTCGTCCGTGCTTATTAAATGCTTGAATCACACCGGACTGTGAAAGTCCAATGCGACGGTTTTTGAGCATAATGGCATTTGTCTCGGGCCAATGCGTATTGACCAGAGTGACTGTTTTGCCATACATATAAGCAATTTTCAGAGTTTTCAGGTAATCTTCATAATCCTCGTGTTTCGCTGGAAATGTTTCAACGAGACAGCAAAGTTCAGCATCTTCAAGCTGTTGTTCTACACAAGGGTTGAATCCAGCCACGTTGATGTCATCGTCCCTGTATCCATCCTTCATTCTGCCACGAGTTCGAGCATTATCAAGCCAGATGTAACCGGGCTCTCCGTTTTTCTGTGATTGCTCAGCGTGCCAAGTGTAGTCCATCCCAACCTTGGCGTGAAATGAATTGTTTGATCCCCAACGATGTGAGTAAAGCTTCTTTTCATCGTTCTTCATCGATAGGTAATCCATATCGTCAAACTCACCCAGAGCCAGTGCTGCAGAGCGCCGAACATTGCCTGCGACAACGCACTTGCCAATGAGATTTTCTGTATCAACGATGGTTGTTGAGCGGATTTCTTTCCCTATCCTCTCATCATAAAGTTCTTTGAGGTTATCGTGCATCTCTTTGAGGGGCTTATGACCAGAAGAAGTTCCCCCGAAGCCCTTGATTTCAGCACCGTAGGGACGAATTTTGCTGTAGTCAAACTTGGGAACCTTTTGTCCAAAGTAATAGCCATCAAGAAGGATTTGTACTGTTTCGCACCAACCCTCGCGGTCATCTGGGACAAAATAGACTTCATCTGTCCATTCTGGCTCCTTTATTGTGAGCTTTCTGGATCCAAGGGTATCAAAACCAACACCGACACCGAGCATCAGGGCGTCCATAATCCAACGGAACAAATATCCGCCTTTTGTGTCAATTTCCCTTGTTGATCGGAAAGAACAGTTGAAGAGACCTGCGCCTGTGCGCTCATCGACAAACTTTGTGCCCATCATCCACAGACCGCGACCGGGGGGAGTCCACTTTAGGTGGAATAACCTGTCGTATGCGTCTTTTGCTGTTTTTTGAGCTTTGGCATCATTCCATTCTAGACCAAGATGAAAGACATGCTTCTTTTGAATCGTAAACATACCTTCAATAACACGGCGACAAGTTTGAAACCACTCTTCTGTGCCTTCTACACCGGGTTCGAATTCAGCTAGCTTTCTAGCATACGTCCTCTTATAAGTAATGTATCCAATCGGACCCCAAGGTACTTCTTTGTCCCTATATTGATCGATAAAGACCTCCGACAATTTAAACCTTCTTACTGTCTGTTGCTGTGGATCAAAACTCATGTTACATTACTCCCGTTTTTTCCATTTATATATTCTTTATATTTCTCTCGGAGAAGTTGTTTTGATTTTGCCATAGTCACTTGTCCGTTCATAGCACTCTTATTCTCCGGCATAACTTTAATTTTCACAGCACTAGTGTCCATAAAAATTGGAAATACGATTCCATCGGGTCCGTTACGATTTTTCGCAACAAAGATCCTGCCGGAATTCTTAGCTTTGTCAATCATGGTTCTAGAAACTGAAAAAATGAAATCTGCGACGAAACACTTAGAGAACGCCTCTGATATGGAACTCATCGTAATAACTTCAGCATCTAGCCCTCCACGGTTCGTTTGAGATGCCGTCCAGATAGGACAAGCAAAGTCATAAGCCAAACTTCTCAACTCTTCATAAATAGATTCTAACTCGGTTCTTTTCTCCTTATAATTCACCGTTGGACGCAGCAAATCTGCATAGTCAACGATTATCATATCGATATCATTACCTTTTTTAACAATCTTCTCTAAATGATTTTTTAAAGTTTTTACAGTTGCTCTTTTCGCAGGATATTCTTTGACTATAAGTTGACCGCTGATATCTTTGATATTTTCATAAATTTCATCTTTCTTGTCCATCAAATCGTTGAGTTCGATACCTGTCACACAACTATCATAACGACCGGCAATAACTGTATCCATTAGCTCTAATGTATAGTGAACGACGCTTTTTCCATTCTTTATGGCTGCAGCGCCAAGATGAGTAAGAACCATTGACTTACCAACACCAGTGGGGGCAATGACGACACCAAGCTCTCCCTTGCCGAGCCCCTTCTTGCATATTCTATCGACCTCGGGCCATCCAGTGGAAATTGGGTTTCGGGCTTTGATCTGAAACCTTTCTTCGAAGTCTTTGATCCACTCATAGCCATAATCGTTGTCTGAACCCAGCTTGAGAGCATTATTGATAACTGAACTTATTTCATCAAACGAAGATTGCTGAAGAAGTCCAATAGACTTCATCATCGCTTCTTTCAGCTTCTGCTTTTTGCAGAAATCAAGCGCTGTGTCCTTGATATATTCTTCGCCGTCAACTTGGGCTTTGCTGATACGAACAACATATTCCTTCATTTGATTACGAAGGATTTCGCTCTCCCCGTCTAGCTCTGTCTTGAAGATTGTGACCAAGTTCTGATAAGACGGGTGTATCTTATATTTTTCTTTGTATTCAAAAATCTTCTTTATGAGAGTGCGAAGATATTTGAACTCCAAGAATTCAATATCAAGCACTTCTTCAATTTGATCAGCAAATGTCCTTTGTTCAATAATGAGTTGAACCAAACCTTCCTGAAAGGATTTGCCGAATTTTGAAAAAGTTATTTCAGTATGTTCCACCTATACTCTCCAATGTAAGAAACCATTATAACCTATTTAGGATTTATTTTCAAGGGAAATTCTATTAAAATTTTGAAAAAGAGTATCCCAGTTGTAAGCACCAAATCCGTCTTCCATCATCATCTTGATAATTTCAGTTTTATTGAAGTGATACTCGGCATTATCAATATTGTATCTGACCTTGCTTTTTCCTTGAGGAGAAATAAAGGGAGAATAAAGCTGCATGATCTTATAGTTCTCTGATATGGTCTCTTCAGCCTCGATGATATTGTCGAATGCTTTAAGTTTCAGTTCAGAGTCCTTGCAGAATTCTATAATCTCGCTAATCGTGTATGATTTTTCCTCAACCAAGAAAGGAAGCCGCTTTGCGACAGTTGGGAGCCCAACTGACTTGACGCCTTCGATGTTGTCGCTTCTGTCGCCGACCATTGCTCTGGCTAAGGCAAAGTTATTAGGATGAATGCCAAACTTCTCAATTATCCTATTTCTATTTAGTGTTTCCTTCTGGATTGGTCGATGAAGAACGGTTGAATCGTCCAGTAACTGAAAGAAATCTTTATCGCTGGAAACGATCACTTTTTGTTGTTCTGATATGTCTGTAAACTTGCATATAAACCCAATCAGGTCGTCTGCTTCGACGTTCTCAACCATCAACTGTATGATCGGCATTTCATTGAAGTATTCAGCCAATCTAGTCTGTTGCCAGACTTTATTTTCTATCTCTTCATTCTCGGAAAGATTGCGAACAGACCGGTTCAGGCGAATCGGTGATCGACCTTCTTTATAGTTCTTGTTTATCGTCTTTCTGCGACGTGAACCGCCTGCTCCATCCCAGCAGATTACAACCTGATCTGGTTTCGTCTCTCGAATGAGCTTCTGAAGGATGCCAAGGGAGCCCTTGATACCTCCAATCGGCTGACCGTTCGCCGATAAGGATGGGTCAACGATATAAGCACGATAATACATGTTTAACATATCTATGATGAGTACTCTTTTCATTTTTTCTCTTTTATCTCCACTTGAACTGATTCCTGAATCCTGTGAAAGCCGCCACCCTCACAGCTTGGACAAAGTTTGATAAACCCATGTCCCGCGCCGCCACAAGTGCGACAAGTTATTTGCTGAACCACAAAGGCGTTGGGTCTAATCACTTCAACACCAGAGCCACCGCAAACATGACAAGGCTGCTTTCCCTCACCGCCTTGTCCCCTACAGGCTCCACAAAGCAGGTTACGCTGAAAGTTGATAGTTTTCACCGTGCCTTTCTTTATATTATCCAATGAAATCTTTAAATTAAAAATAATATCTTTGTCTATAGTGTGCTTTTCGGGCTCTTGTCTTCTCGGTTGACCTCTTTGTCCAAAAAAGTCAGCGAACGAATCAAAACCAAAACCACTGAAGGCACCAAACATGTCTCCAAAGTCCCCCATATTAAGTTGAGGTCCATTCTTCGATGCATGATACTGCTGCCTCTTTTGGTCATCGGAAAGAATAGAATAAGCCTCGTTGACTTCTTTGAACTTATCCTCGTCTCCGCCCCTGTCAGGGTGATACTGGGCAGCAAGCTTGCGGTATGCCTTTTTTAGCTGATCTTTGTTGGCGTCTTCTGAGACGCCTAAAACTTTATATGGGTCCACCTTATTCTCCGACAAAAAACCCTCGCCTAGCTATGATACCAGACGAGGGCAGAAAAGTCAAGAATTTTCTTAATTATTCTTCTTCATTGTAAAAGCTGGATGCGTCCCCTTCTCTTTCATCAAATTTTTTGATGATTTCCTCATCCATGATTTTGAGAACTTGTTCCTTAAATTCGGGATCTGTCATTTTGTCCATCCATTTGCTTGGTTGAAACTTGACTTCTTTGCCGTCATCAAATTTCAGAGTATACCAAGCACCTGCATTAGACAACCTCTTTGAAAACTTAATCGCCTCAAAAAGACTTTCGTCATCCATGATCCCCACTCCTTCGCCCCAAAGAATTTTAAAATTACACATCCTTCCTTGCGTGCCGAATCTTGACTTCTCAAGCCTTGCCTTGACTTCGGAGCCAATGCGAAAACCATTGTCATCCGTTACAAATGATGCCTTAGCCTTTCTTCCAGTTAACCAGACACGGAGTGAATAAGCATAAGTCATTGCTTTGCCGCCCGGAGTTGTGAAAGGTGTTGTCATTGCGACAACTGCAGCATTCATACCAGTAGGGATATTCGTTTTAAGCTGGTTTAAGACCAGCAATGTTGATTGTGTGTTCGCAATCGGCTGAGTAATCTTGGACATTCCCTTTGATAATACTCGTGCCTTGACTGCCATTGAAGAATTCGGATTGAAGTCTCCCTCAATATCTGAAATAGCGGGCGTTAGAGCCAGTGAATCCCAGATGAACAACATCCGATTTTCGTTGGATCCGAGTAGGGTTTCGATTGTTTCCAATACGAACTCAACACTCGCTGCCTGTACATAAATAATCTTCTCTAGGTCGCAACCTGCCTGTGATAGGAAGGTTGGGTCAATTGCTGATTCAGCGTCAAAATAAATGACATCAATGCCTTTCTTTTGAGCGTTTGCGGCAATTTGAGCAGCCATATAAGATTTACCAGTCGATTCGAGACCTGCGATCTCTGTGACCTTTCCGACTGGAATGCCTGCCACTTTTCCCTTACAGATAATTGAATCCAGCCACCGTGAACCAGTAGGGATCCAATCAGTAACTTCTGTTGGGTTTTCTTCTTGAAGATTATAGGCGACACTCATGCCTGCCTGTTTATTAATCAATTGACGCATTGCATCAATAGACATTTTTCCTGCCGCACTTTTCTTTGCTTTAGCCATTTTTGAACTCCAGAAAAATAAAGGGGGGGGCATTGCGCCCCCCCCCTCTTTGCTCTATTGCTAGGCGCTTAACAATTCGTCAAACGATTTCTCAATAGAGTCAGTCCCACCCTCAACATATTTTTCAACATCAGGAGAGTCTCCGGAATCCCCATCAATGATATATTGATTAAGGAGTTCCTGAACGTCAGCGGTGGACTTACGTTCGAAGAGGGTGGTGAAGTCAGGGATCGTATCAAGGTGTCCTTGAATCTGATCTTCCTGACATAGTGGGGTCTTTACGGGACGGACCCGAATCTTTGTTTCTGGAAAGAGACGACCGGCGGAGCGACCGTAGGTAAGTCGAACATCATTGCCTTCCATTACATCCGTGATATCACCATAATCCGGATCAAATAGAGTATTTAGCAATTGTTCGTAAATTGTCTTGCTGTATCCGTAAACTTTAGGACCAACATTCTCCTGCCCACGAACCAAGACAGGTGAGAAGAATCGCTGCTTCGCGAACAACTTCTTCGCTTCTTCAGCAGATTCCGGTGAGCCATTTTGACTCTCGTTCCAAAGCTTTGAGGCAAACTCACAGACTGGACAGTCTTCGCCAAAGTTTCGCTTCGGGCACATGACAGAATTTGTTCTGCCGTTTATCATCATGTAATGGAAGTGGTAATCCTTGAAAGGATCTCCATCTTCAGTTGAAAGAATGCGGATTGTCTGCTCTCCTTCTTGGGGCTTCCAAAAAGCAGATGCCGAACTACCGCCACCAGTGTTTTGAAGAGTATCTAATTTCTTCTTCATTTTATCAAGATCTAGAGCCATTGTTCCCTCCTTGTGTTGAACATATTACTACTGTACCACATCATCTTCTAATTGTAAAGATTTTTTTTCATTTTCTCGAAATTGTATAAATGAACTGTTAGCAATGCAATAAACATAATCATCGGAATAATCAGTAGAGAAAATTCCATAGGATACTTTTACATCATTTTCCATTTTAATATTTTCAGTTATTTTTTTCATCAAATTTCCATCTGTCTCAAGCTTATTTTTATTTATAGCATAATAATACCTTATTTCTTTGATGTTGTCAAGAAAAAAGAATAATTTTTTTTCATTTTCTAAATTTGATATTCCAATTGTGGAAATTCTAGCAATCTCATTTGGTTGAACAAAATTATCCACAACCGATTCGTTGTTATTATAAACATTGACCATATGGAATGTCGAAACAATCAATTTATTTAGTTTATCATAATAACCAATAATTGGTATGTTGTCAAGAATTTTTTCAACTTGAGGATTAGAAACAATATATAATCTTTCCAAAAGCCCAGATCTGGCGTATTCTTGCAAAATGTAGTATAGCGCTCGTTCTTGAAGTTTTTTATCTCCAATGAGCAATTCGATATCTGGTTCTATGTATAAAACATTGATTTTACAGTGTCTGATTTGTTCAAGCACTCTCAGAGCGCAGCCAGATATATTTCCCGAGCCTCCAAGAACAAACAGGACCTGTCCCCCTAAGTGTCCGAGGAAAGCTCGCAGATCAGGAGTTTGAAGCTCATATTGTTGATGTGTCTTTTGTTTCGCTATTGAGAGCGTATTTTTGTCCAAAATTCCCGTATAAACACCCTCATCAATCTTGTAAATTTGATATTGAGGATTTTTTGCGAATTCGTCGGCAATTTTACAGCCTGCCCCGCCAAGTCCGATTACAGTTTCCATTCTTTCATTGTCCCAAAGTCTTTTCCGACATGTAAGTTTACAAGATATTCACCAAATCTTGTTTGTGAGAACATTTTAACAAGTTCTTTCAGAGAATTTAACTCATTTCTATCAAAATCAATTATTAAACTGTCGTGAATCATAAAAGCGATATTAGATTTTTTATCCTTTAAGTAATTATAAACCTTTGATACTTGTTCCAAAAATAAATCACTACTTGTGCTCTGAATAATATAATTGAAAGCATGATAATCATCTGCTTTTATCTTTCTGTTAAAAACTGTTTCGATTTCTTTTCCATTAAAGAAGTTTTCTTTTATTCTGCCTCGATCATAAAACTTTTCAGACAAATCATCTTTAGAGTTTGGATTATACAACCAAGCAAATATTCTCTTCTTTGCCTTCTCTCTTGTCAAGATTCCCTTATAAGCATTCTTGTTATTCCACTTGTGAAGATCGATAGGTGGCTGTTCTTTTCCAAGCAACGCCAAAACAGTTCTCAGTTCAGCCGCATTGAAATCCAGTTCGAGAAAGCAGTCATTCTGAGGCTTTATCATTGTCCTCAGTTCTTTCTTTATCGTGAGGATTGGGAAACTCCCATTTATCGTCGTCAGTCTTCCTGTTTTAGTCCCAAAGATATTATAGTTGACGTAAGTGTCCGAACTTCGGACCTTTTTCAAGAGATTTCGTGTTTTCGGTGAAATAGTGACTTTCGATGCATCAATGTCGAGGTTCTGGGTCTTGATATCTGTTGCGATTTTCAGAGTGCTCAGAAGGTGGTCGTAATTCTTTGGTTTTTCATAATTTCGAAGAACATAGTCAGTTATCCTGTCCTTGATGTCACAATAAGCCATCAGATGTCTTTCTGGAACAAGATCGAAAAAGCAATTATCCCGAAGAGACACCTTGGCTTCCATAAAAGAACGATAAAACGCCTTCATTCTTTCATTTGCTTCTTCCCATCGTTCTTTGAGATGTTCTGGGCACACTTCTGAAAGAGTTTTGCCAGAACAATAGAGTTTAGCATATTCTATATCCCGGTCTTCAAGAAATTTAGAATAATTCCAAGTTTTTGTGAGATTATCCGGAAGTTCGTCAAATATCAACTTGCCGTCAAGATAAATGCCAATACATTCTTGTTTGTCGTCGAGTGCTTGAAAAAGCATTAGTACCTTAATTAATTAATTATCTATCCAGTGATAATATTACTCGGATCAACTCCACTTACACGCGCCGAATAGCTAGCCCAAGCTGCACTCATTTCCTCAATTGGAACCCCTTGGAGCGGTAATGAACCTTGCATGCTCTCAATTATACTCGGTGTTTTGCCAGAAGTCAAGATATTTTTTTTATTTTTTCGAAAATCAGAAAGTTTTGCTAATTTTTTCTGTATGAAATTATTAAACAAGCCAGCTATATACGCCAATGCATAGTCAAAACCACTCGCAGCATATAGCTGATTAATATTTTTCATATAATGTCTAACTTGACGCTTCGAAGCATCAATCTGCAACTCCTTTAGGCGCACTATAAAATATAATTTTAGCCAAAAATTATCATCATATTTGCTTTCCATATCTTCCAACGTGATTGAGCTTCGATGAACCTTTCGCATTCTCACTTTCCCCGAACTAGTTGCTGAGCCCAATTGATTATTTTTTGGATTACAGACTTCGGGAACTGTAAAAGTAGAATTGCTTGATACAAATGTATTATAAAACCTCAAAACCGTTGTTTTTAAAGCGCTGACATCATATTGATAAGATCTGGAATAATACCCATTGAACACACTCTGAGGAGTAAGTTCGTTTATAAAATACGAATTAACGATCTCTTTGAGAACAGGATTTACTTGCCAAGCCGGGGAAGCTAAGTTAGCAACAAGCCTCCACGGAACGGCTTTATCAACATAAAAGCCAAAGGTGGTGGCTAGTCGCAAATAAAAATTAAAATTTGTTTTGCTAAAATATCTAATATTTTTTTGAATATCGTTTGAATAGTCCCCTCTGGCGATTTCAATAACCAACCCACTAATTGCATGGGGGCAATATGATTTTATTATTGTGCCAGACTTGGTTATGGAAAAATGAGGACATGTTATATCTAAAAAATTAAAAAATGTTGGCAAAAATGTATCAAATGAAGTTACTTGTCGATCATTTTTTCCCTTCATTACCTTTGTGTAAGTTTCGTTAAATGATGTATTAATAATGTTCAATTGTTGAGTGTATAAATGATTCACGCTTTCCCAGCCCCGGTGAGCTTGAAGGGGGCTAAAAAAATTAGATTTTGAAAAATTACCATTATTTTTCGATGATTGTTGAATATATGCGCTGAAAGCATTAAAAGCGTCAGCAACAAAATTTAAAGCAAATATGCTACCTTGCTCATTTATGGGCTTCATGCTATCAGGGGAAGGAAAAATAACATTAAAGTTAGTATCAACTTTTCCATAATATGGCTTTTCATTCCACAAGTCGATAAATTTAGAGCCGTTTACTGCTCCATCATACGATTTCCTACTATAGAACAGTATATCGGCATTCTTTGTTTTGTTTGAAGCAAGTGACATTTTTTATTTCCTCGTTGTCCTTTAAAATTTCGACCTATTCCGGGGGCCATGGTTCTCCAGCCGACCATGTGCCAGCTTGTATGGCAGCTTCTTTGGCGTTTATTTCTGCTTGTATCGTTGCCCAAACCCCCGGAGTATTATATACACCGGGCCAATCAGTAAAACCCAATTCTTCTGGTGTTATGTCATATCGCTCTGCTATTTGATCTATTTGTTCCCATGTCGTGACTGATTCAAATGCCGCTGTCCCCTCTGCAATTTGTTGAAATTCATTTTGTTGCTGTTGTATTCTAATTGAATCCCAATCATCTGGCGTGTCAATGATATCAGTCTCCCAGCCTTCAGTATATATCTCCTGTCCCTCTGAGGCTCTTTGCCATGATTCTGGGTCGTTTGGAGCATAAAATATTATATTAGCAGGACGTCCATGTATATCGGTCAGGAACAGTCCATCGGTAAGTTCAGCGTTATAATCGTAAACGTGTTGAATTATTTCATCATCTGTGCTGGCAAATATTGATGGATCGGCAAAAAGGTTATTATAGCCAAAAGTGGCTTCTGCATGGTTTATATTAAAGTGCTCAAGCATGGCGCGATCATCAAGCCCATAAATTGTTGTTCCGCATGAAGCACCTCTTCGACCGGTCTCTACTTTAAACCCTGAATGTGTCCATCTGCAATCTAAAATACTCTCATAAAGCCCTTCCTCTATAATATTCTCAACCTTAACAATTAAAAAATACCCACCCAAGCCTAATTTGGCTGAAAGAGTTTCTTTGTCCATAACTGTTTGTAGACCCATCATGGAGGGATTAATATAAATATATTGACCGGGATAGAACAACGAACTTCCATAAAGTGTAACCGTAGCATTATATCTTTCACGAATTTGACCAAATGTTCCCTCGCCTAGCGATCCAGCACGCTCCATTCGTGCCTCTCTATTATAATTTTGATCCATTCTGGAAAATTGAATAGTCTTTACTAAGCCCCTATCGCTTCCAAGATTTAAATGATATATGCCATCTCTAAAATCATTTTGAAGAATTTCTTGATATGGCACGCTACCAAAATCCCTATCATCATTATTAACAATAAAATCAGGATCTGCAATTATTGGATTATATAGAACAACATGATGATAATCCTCTTCGGTGAGGGCAAGAGATTGGTTTATGCCAACCTCCGTTAATCTAGATGGAACATCTCTCAGGTATATTTTTCCATTATGTCTAAGGCGACCCATTCTATTTGTTGGAATATCATATATTTCTACTCCCAAAGCAAGATTCTCTTGCACCATTGAATGTTCGCCGCCCGGATCATATAAACATTGTGTAAAAGCAGATAAAAGCAAAGTATTAAAAACACTCCGAATAAATTGTCGAAAGGTATATCTTTGCCTCATGGGTTCAACAATTTCTTCCAAAAACCACATTCCAAACAACTCAACTGATATTGGTATTTCGGCTAAAGGAATTAACTCACGATTACCATCCAAATCTGCTGGATTTTGATAATAAAACGATCCCAAAAGAATTTTAATTCTTTCTCTATCATAATATGTTCCGGCGCTTTCTTGAAAATTACCCGCCCTATCACTAAAAGGTGCCAACACAGCATCGATCAAATCACCAAAAAACATAAATTCTATTGGAACAACACGTCTGTCATAGTAATCCTCAATTGTCCTCCATTGCACATAACGCTGCATTTCTTCTATTCCCTCTTGAAAATCATCCTCGTTCCAATCTTGAGCATTATTTCGACCATGAGGGAGAAGAGACCTGCCAGAATTTGCCCGTGAAGAAGAAGGCGTTCTTCCTTGGCGAACGAGGCGATCAATATTCAAAAAAGCCGAACCGCCGCCGTTAGCCACTGGGGTATGGGCTGTCATGTCATTGGTGATCTCCAAAACTGTACTAGATAAAAACCTTCTTGCCCCCAATGACCGCCTTAAATATTCTGCATTAATGTGTTGTGTTGCCGCATCCTCGGGAGGCTCACCAACAGGTTCAATATTCTCAGGCACCTCTGATTCCCCTGATATACTTGATTCAAATCCCAAACTTGGCGCAGGATCAACCAAAATTCTATAAATTTTGCCATGCCTGAGTTGCTTTAACAAGTTCGAATAAGCTGTTGCTTTATTAATTCTTTGATAGAATAGTTGTTCTAAAATTCGAGCCTCTCGCTCTTCTTCTAGTTGCTCTTCAACCCATTCAAAATCTGCTTCAGAACTGATTCCTCTCTGAAGTTCAACATCGGTGCCAGCTTCAGTCTGAAATATAAAGCCCGAATCTTCTCGTACTGGTTCGTCTCCACATGGCTCAATTGTGCCCCCGTTTTGATAAGCATTAAGCCGACGAATTGAATCTTCCACCTCTTCAACCCTTCTGGGACCACCCTCCGTAACGACTTCTCCCGTTCGGATCCGAAGAATATCAGAATCTCTTGATGTAAAAACACCTTCAACGTATGCTTGGTATTCAGCATCAAGTTCCATAGAACCATCTTGGTTAAAGTTAAGATTGTGTTTCAATAAGGTTAAAAACATTATTTTTTGATTAGTTTGCAGCACTCTTTGAATTTCATCGAAATTAGGGAATAAAGATCTTTGATTGCTTGGTACCGCCCAGCCGACAATGATTTTAATTCTAAAATAGCGTGGATTGTAAATTCTAGTATCGGGCGAGTTAATTTCTAGTTGTTCTATGGGCTCGGGCAAAACTAGTTCACTGAACCTATACTTTCCTCCTCGGTCAATTTGACCCTGAACTTCATATGCCGGCTGATCTCTTTCTTGATGAAACTCGTTAATATCATTGAAGTGCAATTTTAAGTTTGCTTTGATATTGTTTTCGACTTCTGCAGGATTGACACCCAAGAATTCCCAATTAAAACTTTTTATACCAACGCCGCCGCCGCGACCTCTGCGGCTTTGTGTTATCTGAGTTAGTTTTTCGGCAGAAAGAGAAGAATCAAAACCAAACTCAATCTGTCGACCTCCAACACCGCGACGGGCAGATTGGATGTCGGGATAGATAATCTTAAAAATTCTTACTTGAGGCACCAAAAGAGAAAGCTGATAAGGTTTTAAATCAAATAACTTTTCAATATTCTCTTTTGAAACAAAGCGTGAAGTTAATAAAGCTGGATCTGCGTTTACTGACAGTACATGTTTTGGTATGGAAGAATCTACCCTATCATCATAGTTAGTTCCCAGCCTTACAATGTTTCTTATATGTTGTATGTTATAGGCTAAAAAACATTGTTTTTGAAACCTTACTTCATCAGCAAGTTCAGCATTTTCGAATTCTGTATATTCGAACTCAGAACGAACTGCAGTGACCGCGGCCCCTTCCAAATTGGCAATGTCGGGGGGGGCGAGGTTTTCATCTCGCAGGTGAGGGGGAAGAATGCCAGCGAATGCCTGTCGAACCTGTCCTTCGGGGATGGGGCGGATTCCTCCGGCTTCATCGATCTCTTGCAGGCGACGTTCCAATTGACTGAATGTCCGGGCAGGTGTCCGATCAGCAGGGGCAGGGGTCAGTATCTCATCTTCTTCTTGTCCACCGAAAGCGGGGAGAATAAAGATTAAAAATAAAATTATTATGAATAATGACTCCATCATTCTAGAAAACTCTCATATACGAAAGCGCAACCTCTAATGGAAATGGAACATGGATTACATCACCCAGCTTTATATGTGCCTCTGTTGGTTTCTGATTGTACCAAGCAACAATCCACCACAGGCGGGAATCTCCATAGTGTTCATGCGCCAATTTATAATATCTGTCACCAAATTTCCAAATATGCCTAAGTGTGCTTATGCTTTTGTTTTGTTCCAATGTTGGATACGTCATTCTTGGCGTATTGTAGTGTTTGATAAAGTTCACCCCTCTAGGATCAAAAATATCTTGATACATTGATCTGGAGTTTCTAAAAATTTTTCTATCTACATATCTCTTAGACATTTATAAATCTCCAAATTTTATTCCCCCCCTGACCGAGGGATACTTGATGCTGCCCAAGTTAACATTGGGAATTCCGCACTTGTTCCGGGCTTAAGGGGATCAAAGCGTGAAAAGAATTCCCGACTTCCGCGTCGGACCCTTTCTGCTCCAGTTATCTCTTCTTCCGCAACGGCTGCCTGCGCTTGCTCAAGTGTATTGGAAGCTATGTTTCCAAGAACCGTCTCGAACTCTTCAATGCTGTCTGTTTCCTCGAAGCCAGTTGTTCCGGCATATGGAAAATCAGAGTTGCTTGCCCCATTAATATCGAATCCAAGATCGTGTGTGTGGAAGACTGTATAATTACAACTAAATCTATTAACTTTTGGAAAAACAACACCAGCGCCGCCTTCCTCTGGATGGTGGAAAACACCCACTTCAAAATCAGGATCATATGTTATCCCATCTAGTTTTCCTACCAATTCCTGTGCCTCGTTGCCGATTGCCCCCTGACCAAGATGGCCAGCATTCCTAATAAGATTTCCAAACCTTATCGCCAACAACGGAGCTGCAACCATAGATGTGGCAGAGAAGCTGGAATTTACAGCCGTTCTTTCATAAACAGGATATAAAAATTGAATCAATCTTCGACTATTTTCGAAATTATATTTAGCCTCATCAAAGCTTGCGGCTACAACATCAAAGCTAAAAGAGATGTTTCTTCTTGTTCCTTGAAATGTCGAAATCGGATCCATTCGTCCATAAACAGTTGTATCGTTCCAATCGCTCGTATATTGGTCTTTAAAGTCCGTTATAAAGGCTTTAAATTTTGCTACTTTATCTGTAGGAATATGTCTAAAACTTATATACATCCCATATGTCTGGGCATATATATTTGATTCATCAAAACTTCCTATTTCGAAAGGCATATCAGTACTCCTCCATACTAAACATTGGACATATTTATAGCCATTTCCCTATTAATGACACTCTTTGTTGCTCTCGCCATCTCTCTTCCATTAAGCTGAAGAACAATATCTTGTCCCCCGCCGGCAGCTTGTTTTCTTGAACTTTCTTCTGTTGCTTTAATCAACCTCTCAAGCTGTGGAGACATTCTTCCACTTTCCATTCTTGCCGAGGCGTTTCCCGTCGCGGCGGATGATAATAAGCTGTTCGCTCTAAGTGTAGAAGTTGTCGCAGACGCTGCTGCTGTAAAATTAGCCATGTTATCTGCAGCAATTCCTATATATTCCGGAAATGTCGGGGAGTGACCTATTGTAAAAATATTACTAATCCATTGCAAACTATCTTTTACTTTCTTCATAATATCGTCCCAATGATTAAAAGCATAAGTAATCGCAGTAACTGCCAATATAATTTTACCCACCGGGGTTAATAATAGCCATGCAGCTATGGTGATCCCAGCGAGCCAACTTGCAATTGGATTGCCAGTTATAAGGCTAACAATACCGGACAGCGCCTGCATTACCTCTTTTAATACTAGAACAATTGGTCTTATCGTAATAGCAAAACTATTCATAACATTTTGCATTGTCTCAAAAACAGATTGAGCTTCTATTGCTCTATCATGCAGTTCTTTCTGGGCTGCAGCATTTGCCTCCGCTGCCGATTGAGCACGATCATATTCCGATAGGGTCATCCCAAAAATTCTATTTGCCTCGGACATATCACTAATTCCAGCGGCTGAAGCCACCGCTTGTTTTTCAAACCTGCCCATCTCTTCCCAGCTTCTACCAGTAAGACTTACCGACTCTATAAGCATTCGAATTCTTTCTTCTTCGTTTGCGTTTAATAGTTCAATTGAGTTTAGATAAGGACCGCCCAACATTGCATTGAGCCTACCGGCTGATTCTGCTGCGGATTCAAAAGTATCATATTGCGCTGCAATCCCAATGAGGTTTCCCACCGCAATGCCCGTAGCTTTTGAGGCACCTTCAAGTTCAATAAAGATATCAATCGCCTCAGAGCCCCATTTAGCTAGCTGGGGAGCGGTGGCTGATAATTCCTGCATTAATCTAGCTGGTGGCACTCCGATTCTTTCTGCTGTATTGATCAATTCCTCTGACATATCAGCAGCTTCTAAAGCGCTCATTCCCAAGGATCTGGTCATATAATCCATTGCTTGAGCCGCAGAGTCAGTTGAAATTCCCAACTCACTCATCAATGCGGTTGTTTCAAGGAGTCTGGATTGAACTCTCGGAGCCAACGTCGAAAACGCAGACATTTCAATATATAAAGAACCGGCAGCAGCAGTGGCTTCCTCTATCGAAACACCAAGAGCGCGGTTGTTTACAAACGTATCCTGAATCATGGTGTCATAGCCACTGGTAGCACCTGTTGCTCTTATAAATGAAGACATCGCCTCATCTTGTGCTCCAGCCACTGCAATAGTTGCTTCCACCAATTTCATCATTCCTGAGCCGAGAATATTTGTAGCCGAAAAGAGGTCGCTAGTGCTGGCACGAACTTTTGTTAGTGTTTTGGAAAATCCTTCTCCCTTTGAAGCTCCCTGAATAAAACTACCGAGAATCGTATCTTTCCACTTTTCAGTAACTCCAGTTATCCCCGAGAGTGCTTCAGTTGTGCGCTCTGCTGCCCTGTCCGACATGGCAATTTGCTTAGCAAGCTCTTCTGTTTTCTTCTTTTCCTCTGCAAGGAATCTTGCTTGCACCGCAATTGCTTTCTTAAGCTGGTCGGTTTGCTCTTGTGTACTTTCATTGGTACTGAGTGCTATAGCTAAAGCTTTCTGTTTATTTCTTAAATCTTCTGCGCCCAAGCTGACGGCATTTTGGCGAAGCTCTATATCATATTGATTTTGAAGTTTTAATTTTTCATTTAAGCTGTCTTGCTGCTTGATTTCTTGTCTTTTAATTTCAAGTCGAGCTTTCTGCAACTGTAGGTTTACTTTATCATCAGCGCTTGCAATGGCTGGCAAAATAAAAACAAAAACAAGTAAACATATTGGTATTATTAATAACATTTCCATTTAAAGAATTATTTTCCTTATTTAAAGGGCCACTTGATTCCAGTCTTTCTTTGAAACTGAGAAATTGAAGAGTCCAAAGAGGCTTTACTTTTATATGTCTTTGGATTATCAAGACCAAGTTTTTTAAAATTTTCAATATATTTTTTTTCTGCGCCCAAAGTACTCAAAAACGAACGAACATCAGAGGGATTTCCCTTGAGTTGAACAGGGAGTTCATATTTTCCAAAAACACCCCTCAAGATAGTCTTGATACCCCATCCCAATGAATGAAGAAAACTTTCTTCAAGATCTTCATTTTTTAATTTTTCTAAATCAATAATAACTGGTGATAAATCATTCATACGCCACTCTCCTCTTTAAACTAATTAGTAATGAGCAATAAAAAAGCTGGGAGAAGCCCAGCTTTAATATTAATGTTTACTTTTCTTTGATTTTTCTATTTGTTCTTTTTCATCTTGGAATTGTTTTGCCAAGCGCTCAACAAACCAATGTCTTAGACCGACTGGGAGGTTATAAGCTTCTATAAAGCTCCAACCACCATGATATTTGAGCATAAAAAACTGCTCATAAACCTGCTCCATGTAATTATCACTTAGGCCAAAAAAACGTTGCGCCAAACGGCACATCTACCCCCCCCTCGTGCCCACAATCTGGACAAACGAAGTCTTGCGTGAGATCGATATTTGGAATTATTTGCTGATATGTGCTCCTTAAGTTTTTAGAATCCAGCGCTGGCATGTGTTGAATGAAAGATTCAATATATTGATGATCGGAATTTCCATTAACTGAAACTATCATTAATCGAAGCTGATTTGTTAAATTTGTCTCTGGAAGTTTCTTTTTCCTTCGAGATTCCATCAAAGTAATAAGTTTCTTTTCTTCTTTACTTGTTAGTAATTTAACTTCAACATCTACTTTTGATTTCTCTAAGTAAACGACAAATGTGTTATTATCTGTCTTCCTTACTCCCAATTCTGCATAATTGTCAAATTCTGTAACGTTGCACTCATTCAAGTCGAATACATATTCAGTAGAAGAATTACATGAAGGACATGGCACTTGAACTTGATAAGCGGCACCGTAACCAGTAACTCTAGAAGCAACAATAATTGCATTTTTATCACCAATTAATAGTTCATCAATTCTGATGGATCGGTCAACAACAATATTTTGAAGAAATCTATCTATTGCCAGTCCTTTTTGCAATAATGTTCTGGATGTTAAAATATCTTCATCCTTCGCCGTCATGTGGCGGATTTCGACGGTATCCTTCTTATGTAAAGGATGCTCCTCTGGATAATACACTCCCTTCGAAGGAAGGTCTATGATTTCTGTTGGAGTTACAAATTGTAATGTTTGCGGATTAGGAAAGTTTTCGTTTTGCTCATGTGCTTGTGGAATGGGCGCATCTTGACCGCGATTGGTTGCGCCCAATCGATCTTGGTTGTTTCTCACAGTTTACCTCATTGACTAAGAGTTCTTATAGTGGTATTGTTCCACCTTGGGCTTGGATTTTGAAATAATCATACCTTAAAACCAAATCGATGGTAACTAAATCGTCACTTTCATAATCTAATTGGGAATGTTTGCATGATTTTATCCAAGTATTCTTTAATAAATATTCCTCTAGCGGATCTCCTTCGGGGGTTAAATGGCGGATCATAACCTGTCCCAAGCCTGCACCTTGAACCATTCCTTGCTTAGAAACTGTTGCTTGGTTAATTTCTGCTTCATCAGGTCGAATATATCCCGCTTTACGCAAGAGATTCCACATAACAATAGAGCCATTGGGTTCTACTGAATCCACAAGAGAAACATTAATTTCATCGTAAGTAATCCTTCCGGGATAATAAAATGTATGATTTAAAAATTGGTGCGTGGACTCACCGAAAGACCAGCTTGGCTTATCAACCTTCTTGATCATCCATTCTTGAATGCCGTCTGCACTCCCGAAACTCATAGTCCACCTATAAGCTCGTTTAGGTTCTAAACTTGGTTCTGCCCAAAATGCCATTTATTTTATCTCCTTTATCAAACTACTAATCTATAATAACTAGTCCATTCATAAAAATTTTATTCTTTAATCACCAAAAGATGCCCCAGTCCTCTCAATCACGAAATCAATCGCAATGAACTCAATAGCTCTAGCTGGCTTCAGCAAAATTTTAGCATACATCACGTTGCGGTCAATCATTTCAGGAGTCGTAGTCGTCTCATCAAGAATTAACCTATAGTCACTCAAACCGAAACGAATCTTGACACTTTCCAACAGCGGCTCAACTAAGCCTCGGAACCTGTCCCAAGTTACCCGAAGGTTCGGATCAAACAATACTTGTTTGGACAGTCTTGAGACTTCCTTCTTGAGAAAAATCAGCAACCTACGAACGTTAATTCGATCAAGAGCAGATTTTGTAGTTTGCATTGTTTTTTGACCAAAAATTACAAGCCCCTCATTTGGGAATGAAGCAATGGGATTAATATTAACATCATAAAGCTTATCACGCTGACCGGAAGTAAGCTTTTCAACTATATTAATAACAGACAGCCCAGCAGCGCCATTGCTCAAGCCACCCCTGTTGAACCCAGCGGGAGCAAACCAAAGTTCAGCACGCCGTTCTGAGCTTGCAAACGCGCCCAAAGCTACTACAGAAGGTGGTACCCACACCACAGCACCGTTTATAGAATCTTTAATCTGTACCCAAGGATAGTAAGTGCAACCATAGCTTGAATTGAGATATCTATTTTTAAAGTTTGTGACGGTAGTATCAAGGCTGCTAGCCAACCTGCTTCCAAAAGAAGCATAAGAAGTACCTTCGTGGGGTGGATTGTAAACATCAGGCAAATCAATGATAGCCAAGGCGTCTGACCGATCCTCACAAATATTAACCATATGTTCCGTTAATGTAGTGTTGGTAATTCCGGGCATCACCATTGTGTTAAAATCGACATGTTCCGCATCGGAACAAGCATCGATAGATCTTTTGAGTGTGTTGAATACATAACTGCCTACTTCCGTCGAACCAATGTTTCTATTGGCAAATGGATCCGATTCTGTGATCTGAACGCCGTCAAAGCCACCCCACATTGGTACAGTAAACTTGTTAAAGCCGGCAGTATCGATGAGATCTGCATAAGCACCGCTTTGTGCCGTCAATGATGATCCGGCTGCTCTCGCGCCAGACACATATGTAGCTACGCCACTAGCAACCTGTAAATCATCCAGAGTGAAAGCAACTCCAATCTCTATATTCGTGGTATCCGTATTCACATTCGCTGGTAACATTCGAAGAACGTCTTTATTGGAATGATCATACCTATTGGTACCTGATTGGTTTGTAGTGTAGCCGAAATAAGCATCCTTGTCACTACCCATTGAATCATCATTTGATTGATACCTCAAAGCAATATCCGGAAATTTAAAATATCCTTGCTGCGAATTGCTGTAGTGTTCTTCGTTAGCGGGTTGAATCATGCCGGACCAATGAATGCCGGATGCAGACAGAACTGTCCCAGCCATTTCACCAGATGCAGTCAGAGAGCTACCGGTACCAAACGCCGGTCCACTGCCCCCGGGGTTGATTTGTCCTGAGCCCGAATCGAAATGCCACATGGTGGGTCGGAATGGTCCATGGAAACCAAAAGGAAGCAAAGAGGGATCAGTTGATCCCATATCTAATTCATTGTTCATCTCTACTCTAATATATTTTGAAATATTTAAATAAGAACCGTATTCTCGAAATCTACGCTCTGAATCGTCCCAAGCATCGAACATATCACCGATTCTTTTAGCAATATAATTTTCAGCATTTGGATTCAAACTTAGTCCGAGAAAAGATTCAACAACTTGAATAGCATTGTCTGTATCCTGCGCTCTGCGGATAATAAGATCGAAGGTTCCATATGGATCTACGCCCGCATTTGGCGAAGCTTTAATGTTGGCAATGGAAATTTTAAAATTCCCCATTGGATATACGCCTTTCTCAATAGCGTGAACCTTAAACAATTTTGTAACATATGTAGTATCTCTGGGATTAAAATTTTGATATGCAGTACCTCTTGTATCTTGTGAAATGATCCATCCAGTACTGGCAGGTTGTGCGTCAATGCCTTGAAAATCAGAAAAATTAGTTGGTGTGGTCCCTACTTGCAAACCAAGCATTATTCCGCCAACATTTCCACCTTCGCCTGTGCCGGCAATTGTATCGGCAACTGCCCTTTCGTATGTTTGACCAAGCCAATATTTTTCTTGATTACCAGACTCAGTAATTCCAGTGTTTGTTAAAATTGGATTGGTATTGAAAACCTTTCTAATAAACTTATCAGAATTTGGATTAAAGTTAAAAGAATAGAGTCTTCCAGAAGAGGGAGGCTGGCCAGTAGAGCCAGTTGTAATAGTTGCTTTAAATTCTTGATTTGTCCCGATTGATCTTAAGAGAGTGGCGTTAGATGCAGTTTGTAATGTTCCGGGGTGATTATATAAAAAAGTGCCGCTAAGAACAATTGCACCATTTCCATCTGGAAAATACCAAACTGCTGCCAGCGTACCAGTGTTATTGGTGCCGGCAGCACCGGAATCAATTAAGAAAAGTCCGTATGCGCCGCCGCCATAGCTGGCTCTGGAATAGCCGCCCCAACCAGCTTCGCCAGCACCACCTGCAGTAGCATTAGTGGCTTGCATTCCTAACAAACGAACAATTGTCGCAGTCTGTCCATTTTTCAACCAAGCTTGTGCAGCATAAGTAGCATACATGGGAGAAGTACGGTTTCCTTCTCTCCAGACGTCTCCGCCGATTCCGCCCGGAATGGGATTTCCAAACTTTTCAATAAACTCAGAGAAAGAATTTACCTGCGTAGGTCTAAAGGCAGGACCGCGCTCTGTTCTACCAATAATGACAGGTCCCATGGCGGGTGCTGCGCCGGGTATCTGTGAATTATCAATCTCATCGATAAAAACACCGGGTGATACAAATTTAAACTTGGTAACAGACATGTATTATAATCTCCTTATTTTCCTTATTTCATAGCTATCGTCTTTAATAAATAGTATTAGAAACAGTCAAAGGGACAAAAATCCAAAAGGTTATTCTCGATAAAAACCTCTCTCATCAATATGTTCTGGGATGTCTCCGACAATGACATGTTCTTTTGGAAGCTTAACTTCTACGGCATTTTCTCTATAGACAATTTTGGGTTGTTCTTGATTTTTATCTTCTCCGATAATATAGCCTAAAGTTTTAATATCAATTTTAGTTTCATATTTTCGGTATTCTTCTTCCAACGAGGTAACATTATTATTTTGAGTAAAATCAGATTGTACAAATGATTCAAAACGATGACCATCATGTTTAATTAAAAAATAATTAATCGCACCCGGTATTGTGGCAAAGGGAGTCATCAAATCATTCATTTGTTGCTGATATTCTGTTTGTATTGTTATGGTATAAGTAATATCGAGATACACTGGCATTGGAATCGTGACTGTTTGATAAACAATTTTTTCATTACCAAAAGGGAAAGTACGCTGCTTAACTTGAGTATTTACTGTTTTTCTCCAAGAATCCGCATTGGCAAAGTTAGCAGTTTTGTCTTGCTTTATTCTTCTCGCAATTGTTATTGAGCCACCTTTTTCGTCCTTAACAGGCGGAATGTGCCCCCAAGCAGTTCCCTTTTTTGACAAATCCTTTGCCACACTTGCCCTCTCTATTGTTATTAGCGGTAAAATCAAGGTTCCATCTTGATCTCTCAAGTTATCATCTCTTTTCACCTGATAGGAGCGCTCCGCTGAAGCCCAAATAACTGGAACCTTGTTCCACCCATTGTGCATTGTCGTATAAAGATCTAGGTCATCGTTGACCCAACTATGCAATGCATAATCAATAGTCTCTAGTGTCGAGGGTTGAAAGGGAACTTCTTTTAACAAGGCAGTCTCAGTTCCCCAACGTTTGCTTTTAATTTTATAACTTCCCTTTTTAGCTGGCATCAAACAGTCCCTTTCTCGCCCTAATGCAGTTTGCTATTATTTCCATTTTATGATCAACTTGTCCAAATATTTGTTTTGGCTCTGCCAATGTAACAATCTCATAATGAAAAGAACCATACAAGACAAAATCCCCCTCTCGAACAAACAAGTCTTGATCTTCTGTTAACCTTCTCTTGTGAAAGTGAACACTCAAACTTGAACGACGATCAACACCAAAATTAGTTGCCGAAGTCGTGTGCCCCTCCCAGTCAACAAGGGCATATACCCTGATGGGTGGGAGGAAAGTTTTCTTTATCGCTTCACCATAAAGTGAATGAAAATTTGTATGCTCTAGGCTTATCGGATAATACAGTATTTGTTGACCAACGACTCTTTCAATAAGCTCATCATTAACTTGTTTTACAAGGTTGCGCTCTTTCTGACCAAAAAACAGCGGAGGTGGCGGGTTTACCGGTTGTGACCATTTGTTCTCAGCCATCATTCATTACCCCACAAATATTCCAGCCGGCACATTTGATTGAACTTTGTTTGTACTATCCATAATTGCAGCTTCGGTCGCTGAAAGGTTCGCATAAGTCAACTCATCAAGTACTGTCTTTAGTTCTTCTCTGAGTTTCTCTTGTTCTTCTTTTGCCTGCGACAGTAATTCGGAAGCATTTAATGTAACTGATTCTCCCGGTATTGGTATAGTAGTATACTTACCACGAACCTGACCGAGCATTTCTTTTGTCAACGATAAAGCAAATCTTCTAATCCATTGCTTGCCAATTGAATTTATATGATTATATCGAATATTGTCAAAAGGAAGCGTATTCATGTTATTAATACCATCTGCCCCAGTACGCCGATCTTCTTCCTGATCCCACGCATCCTCGTCGACAGTAAACTCAACCCACATTTTCAGTGGATGTGTTGCGGTAACATTTGGAAACAATCTCAATCTGTTATTTTTAATTTCATAAGAATAGTGTGAAGTTCTTGTATATAGATTATCCTCGAAGCCCATAGCTTGAAGTTTGTTTTGCCAAGTTGGAACAATCTCAAAAGTTGCATCGTCTGACCATTGACCATATTGGTGAAGGTTCCCAACAGTATTCAAACCACCATAATATCCATAAAACCTCCACATCGCATGGGGAGTCTTATAATAAACCCTTCTTATTGTAATCTCCTTCTTTCCAACCTTATTATAATATGGATAATATGTATTGTCACTATCAACGGAGGCGCTATAAATAATTTTTTGTAAATCGTAATCTTGTACGCTAGCAGATGCGCCGAAGGAGGCTGAATAAATTGATATATCACCACCGAGCCCAGCTTCAGTAGAAACAGCGCTTCCAACCTTATTTGCATAACTAAATTTAAATTTTGGATATTTTAATGATACACTTTCCCTGCCCAAACTTGATGAAAGAGTACTGCCTGCTTCAAGTTGTCCGTGCTGGTCAAAGGAGCCAGTAGAATCACCCAACAAGCTTGGGAGAACGTTTTTCGCTTGATGTGTATTAACAATATATGAATATTCTAAAACTGATTCTTCATAAGCAGCATAAACATTCTGTGCTTTAAGTTCAATGTCTAAAATATCACCACCGAGTTTTCTATATGTATGTGCTACCTGATCAACTGCTCCCGAAACAAAGGTGGGCTCGTACAGGGAACCATTTGTTGCATATATGCCAAAAGGCAAATTTGCAGCGGTCACATCGCGATGTGTCCCTGTAGCTGGTAAAACAATAGAGCTAGTTGCTTGAGTTGGTGTTAAGATTGGAGTTGCCACTAAATTATATCTCCTCAGATATAATTAGTTGACTGCCCTTTAAAAACACTATTCTTTCTTCTTTGTTGCTTTTTTGGTTGCCTTTTTTCTTGAAGCTGGTTTTTTGGTGGTTTTGGAAGTTGTTTTTTTCTTCGCTTTTGTTGGCTTTTTAGTAGCCTTGCTCTTTTTTGGCTTTGGAACAGCAGGGGCAGGCTTTTCTACTACCGGCTTTGTCTCAATAACTTCTTCTATAGTGTCGCTCTTGTTTTCGAATCCTAAAAATTTTGCAAACTTTCGACCAAACTTTCTACCAAACTTTTCAGGACATTTTTTCGCTCTTCTTTTCTTTCCCATGGGAACCTCTCTTTTATTATATTATAAATAGTTGTACACAAAAGAAAACCCCACCTCCCGAAAGAAGTGGGGTCTAAATTTGAAGAGTTGGTTGTTACCTATTCTTCTTTCTTTATAACAGGTTTCTCTGCCTTTGGCTTTGCTGCTGCCTTTGGCTTTATTGCTGCCTTTGGCTTTGCTGCTGCCTTTGGCTTTGTCACTGCCTTTGCTGCCTTTGCTGCCATCGCAGCGATTTTATTTCCAATACCCATCTTATTCTCCTTTTAATGCTAAATATCGTCTGGTGCTATATAGCCTTCGAGGGTGATGACGAACTTGCCAGCAGTGTAAGTCCCAGCAGTGTTGGCATCGCCGGCGGTAAGGTAAAGCCCGTTGCTCTCCGATGCGAGATCGTGAAGAGTCCCGTGAGCCACTGCATAGTGATCAACAGCACCCAAGGTCCAATCTCCTCCTGCCGTTATAAGGGCTGTTTCAGTAGCCTCGGTGATAAGATACCCAGCGGTTTCAGTAGTTGTTATCTCGTCGGCGAGGTACAAGTCAATATCTTCGGTTCCGCCGGTTGGTGCCTCAAGACATGCCATTTCAACATAAGTAATGTACCCATTAACGGCTGGTGTAAGTGTGGTGAGAGAGGCGTTTGTGCCATCGGCCACACCGATAATATCTAAATCTGTAGCTACAGAGGCTATGACTGCCTTGGATGTACCAAGATCTACAACGATCTCTGTAAGAACTTTGCTCCCCTCTCTGCGAACCGTGCTTGACACGACAGCACCCGAAATTCCTGCACCGGCAGTATTGGTATTTGTCTGCCCCTTTTTATTAAGACTATAAAGTCTTTTTCTTCCTATTCTTTTTCCCATAATAAATTTCCTCCTTTTATGAGTTATTGCAATAACCTGAATAAATTCTCGAATCCTAACCAGCCACGTTCGGCTAAGAGTCTTCAGGGGTCAGTGGCCTCGACCCATGGAGAAAATTCTCAAGTTCACCTATAAATAGTATTCTTGTTGGTAAACATCCCAAAGAAACAATAAAAAAACCCGCCCTGAATTAACAGGACGGGTTAATTTATTACTCGTTAGCTATTGCTTAGCTTGAGCCAGCCTCACCAAGGAGACCGCGAACGATAACCAAACCATACATATCAGGTCTAACCATCTGTTTGGCATATCGAGTCATCACGCCTTTGCGGGGCACGAAGTCTTCGGTACCGAAGATAGTCGGAGTGACTTGCAGGGGTACATATGGAGCATAGACATAACCACTCTCAAGGAATGATCCGCCATGGCGTCCAACCAATACCACATTTCGTGGGAAGTATGGATCAACATAAACATCCCATTTTCTGCTTAGAGCACCAACTTTAACAGCACCAGCAGTGCCGCGATCATCGTCGACAGCGATGGCAGCTCTGAAGCCCGAAGTCATCTCAAGGATGCTAGCTACTTCTGGCGAAACAACAACAAAGTTTGCGCCGCCTCGTACCGTTTTGCGATGAATTTGAGCTGATACATCATTAATAGTTTCAAGCAGGGTCTCATACCATTCACTGACTGTACCGGTGAAATCCGGAGCAGCAGATGAAGCACCAAGCTCGGCACCAGTTGTTCGGTGTACGAACAGACCGGGAGCGCGTGACCAGTAATATGTAGCAGCCTTGGCACCTATAACAAGGTCATTGAGGATCTCGCGATCAATCTCAAGAGCAATTTGCTCAGAGAGAATGCTCGTAAGCTCAACCTCTGCATCAAGGTTATGATAAGCGTTGAGGTCCTGACCGAGTTCAGGAGTCCACTTCGCTTTCAGCTTCTTGGTAACTGCGGTGACGCTCACGGAATCGACCTTAATGTCGATCTCGGGAATGTCCCTGTTGTCCTCAAGTCCCCATTCGCTCGCACCGGCAACCGCACCAACACGAGAGGTCCCTGCTGCTGCAGCGACTCCCTGAAAGTTATCCTGCAGAGGGAAAGTGACAGCAACAGTGCCATTTAGCGCTGTGGCGTTATCAGTTGTAGATGCCAATCCAGCAATATCGGCATCCTTACCGAGAAGAACAAAATACAGATCAGTCTCGGTACCATCCCAAGCAGCTTCATACCTCATATTGGCAGATGAACCAAGTGTAGTCAGTCGACGGACCAACTGAACCTCGTCATCAGAACCATTTGCAAAAACAAAATTAATGCCACTGAGGTTTTTCTTATTGAGATACTCACCATTAGATGAAACATTCTCAATGTCAGTAAGCTGAAGCTGGACAATAAGACACTCATGGCCATCGCCAAGCGCAAGGACGTCGGCATCATAACGAAGAGCCTTCTTTTGCGCTTCGGACGGAGAGTTAAGATCAATCGTTGCATCACCACTCTGATTCACGGGATCGTGAGCCACGAACTGTGCTGCAGCCAAAGCAGCTACTGAACCCGTGGGCGAAGAATATCCGGTGGAAAGGTTATAAAAACCTTCGTCCAGATCGTTGCGTGCCTGCTGGCCCATCTCATCTGCCGAAACATAATCAAGGTCAATACCACCAGTGATCGCCTGTCCAACTTTGTTCCCACCATACAGTGAATCGCCGGTTTCCATTCCAAGCCCGCCGGCTGCAGCAACTTGGAAGTCCAGAAAGAAAATCAGTCCAGAAGGCAAGCTCATGGGCTGAACGCTAACTAAATCGTTAGCAATAAGTCCACCGAATACACGGCGAACAATGGGAAACGCAACAGCAGCAAAACCCTCTACATCACCACCAGCCATCGTTGAAGCTTCTCTAAGAAGCTCCTTAGCTTGGTTCTCTAGAAGGCGTGCCATACCATTACGTTTTGAATCGCTTTCGATTCCTTCCAAAAGTCCAGTAGCTTCCCACTTATCAAGCAGAGCAGCACCTTCCTTCTGGAGATCGCGATTAACGATTCCTTCAGTAAGTTTATTTAATACACTCATTTTTAGAAATCTCCTTTAAATTTCATTTGTTATTTATTCCGGCTAATCGTTGCATACGATTTCGCACGGGTGCCGGCATATCTGACTGTCGGTCTTTTCGACGCCCTGTCAACAAGGAAGAAGTTCTTTTCTCAACTGCCTCGCCCAGTGATTTTGGCCCACGTCGTTTTGACATAGATCCCACTGCGCTTTCAAGGGTCTCAAAAATAACCTTAGCCTCTTCTGCCGAACTTATATTAGAAATAGCATCGACAACTTTTTGTTTTTGTCGCTCATTCAGGGAGGTGCTACTTAATATTTTGTTTGTATAAAGCAATCTCGTATTCGAGAGTGCCATTTCATCAAATTTTTCTTTAAGAGAAGAAACTACATCTTTGTATTGTTCTTCTCGCTCTTGATATGTTTTAACAGCTTCTTGAAGTTTTTCAAGGCTGTCTTTAAGTTCTTTATTTTCTTTCTTTACGAATTGCGTACTAGCGTGTTCTTCAGCTTTCGAACGCATTATGTCAAAGTCTTCTTCCACATCTTCTTCTTGTGCCAAGCGTGCCAAATCTTTCTCTGTTTCAAAATCAAGCTCCTTTTTTGGTCGACCTGCCCAGTCACTTGCTGTTGGCTCAAGATCGACAGTAACTTTTTCTAAAAGTTCTTTTAATTCCTCTTCAGAGAGTTCTATTTCAAGTTCTTCTTCCAAATCCTCTTTATCAATGTCGTCAATGTCAATATCAACTTCTTCTTCAAGGGCAGCAGCAGCCATTTCATGTGGCTCGGGAGTGCCGAGATCTTCGCTACTTTCGCCTGTTTCGATTTTCTCAAGCTCTTTTTTAATGTCAGTTAGGTCCAATTCAACCTCCTCATCTTCTTCGGGACAAGGGCAGAAATCTTCACCATCTGTTGCTGCTATGGGAATATCAATATCCTCTTCTCCCATATCAAATTCATCTCCATCTTGCTCTAAAATTTTATCAATGGCTTCTTTGATTTCACCAGAATATTTTTCGACAATAGACTCCTCTGCATTTTTTATTGCCGCTTCTTTAAGCATTTTGGCGTCAATAATCGCCTGTTCTAACATTGATGACATAATAAACTCCTTAAAATAACCTAATTAGAAATAAGTATTCAAAATAAATAGTGCATATAATCGTTAAATGACTATAATATCAATTGAATGTGATGTCTTTGTCTTCTTTACCAAGAATATCCCACTGTTGCTTGGTAAACTTTAAGAAGGCAAGGGCTTTTTTGTAAGAATTTTGATCTTCTTCTGTTGATTCTGAAATCTGCTTTTTCATCTTTTCTACAAGAAGCCTTCCTGTTCCAGTTACTGGTAACTCCTCTAAAAACTTAACAAATTTTTGTTGGTTAATGATCGAAAGGTTCGAACTTTGTAAAAGAACGATGCAAAATTCATATAAATTATTGAAGAAAACACCTTTTTCCTTATCAATACTATTTTTTTTCATTTTATTTTATCAACCAGCCTCTAAAGCAGCCACTCTTGCAGTCAATTCCTGCACAGCCTTGATCAAAACTGGAACCAAAACATCCCTTGAAACGGTCATATAGACGGTTTCACCCGTTTCTGGATCCACCTGATCTTCGCTTCCATCCGCTGCTGGAGCAAACTCAGCTTGTAGCTCTTGAGCGACTAACCCTGCTACACAATGAATATCATTTTTTATCCAATCAAAGTCGCGGACTTTAATATTGCCAACTATCTCCAGCCCATTTATGACAGTATCAACAATATTTTTCTTAAGTCTTCTATCGGACGCGTCAGCTAGGGAAAATGTCCCATCGACATTCTTTATTGATCCTACAGCGTCTCCATCTCCGTCCGCGGCATAAAAGTAGTGAGTTGTGCCCGAGCCATCGTCTGCTCCGCCCTGAGCTTTGACAACATATCTATTTGCATTTCCACCATTATTGTCTACAGACAAGCCATATGCACTAGCTTTATTAGCCAAGATATAGGTGCCGCCGGCGTCAGTCTTAAGAGTTATCGCTCCCTGACCAGTGCCTTGGTCGGAATGAAGATAAATGGATTCGCTTGTTCCTGCATCAGCATGAAGATAAATCGCTTTTGATGCATCTAAGCCTGATAGAACCTCAACTCTGCCGACGTCGGAAGTTAATTGAATTGATCCTGAGCCGTCTGTGGCAGAAGTACCTGTATCATTGAAAATATTAATTGTGGAATCGGTACCGCCATCTGCTGTGATGTTAACTGCGTTGGCTAGATTGGCAGTTGAGCGAATTCCCACGCCGCCGGCTGTTGCGAGAAGTTGAACCGCAGCAGCCCCTTCTGCAACAGCAGTGCCCGCCGTGTTCGTTACAGAATAAAGCTCGCTTCCAGCAGTTCCATGCGGCGCTATAATCGTTTCTACTGCGCCATTCTTGCCTAACTTTAATGTTTGACCATCAGCTAATGCAGCGCCAACTGTTATGGAAGCAGCAGTCGAATCAATCGCTACTTCCTGATTGGCGTTTACATCAAAAGCGCCGTCAAGAGTAAACGTAAGATCTGCGGCTTCGGCGTTATCATCAACTGTTGTAATTGTGGTTGCGCCGTGAGTGGTTGTAGCAATCGAGAAAAGGTCGCCAGTGTCTGCGGAGCTTAGGAGCTGAATGTCGGTTCCGCCGTCGGCGCAATTAATAATCAAGCCGTTGTTAGTATCAGCGCCAGTAGAAGTAAGTTCCATACCAGTCGCGACGGCTGTTCCGTTTGTGCCACCAGTTGCAGTGATAACAGCGCCCTTTACAGTGGGGGTGCCGGCATCAGCGGCGTGGGTAAGCGTCGGTGTGACGTGCAAGCCATACATGGTGTTGGTACCATTGGTGGCTGCGGTATTATCCATGTCAATATTGAGACCATACATGGTGTTGTCTGATGTAGTGGCTGTTATTTTGTCCAGATCGATATTCAAGCCGGTGACAGTCGCAGCAGCAGAGCCTGAGAAGTTTTTGTCGAGTTTTATTCCTGTAATACCGCCATCTGACTGAACGGTGAGCGCTGTTGCGGCAATTGCCGCTGAGTTATTCTGGATTATGAGTGCGGTATTTCTTGTTCCTGTGTCTGCTGAGTTGTCATCAACATAAAGAGCATTACCAGTTGTTAAACCATCTGCGCCAATAGCAAGCACTCTTGCTGTTGTTACATCGTTTGCTGTTATGTTAACTACGTTTGCGGTAATATTGCCAGCATTAATATCGAGGCATTGCTGGTCTGTGTCGTTGCTATTTAACTGTACGAGAGGCACGCCGAAAGCACCAGCAGAAGCATGATTTTTAACTTCTAATGTTGCGCCGGGAGATCCTGTATTGTCACCCATGCTTATTCTATTCGAAGAGCCTTCAATAAAAAACATATGAGTCTCGTCAACGGATTCAACTCTAAAATCGTAGTCATCGCCACTTTCATTAGAAATAAAAGAACCATAATTAGTAATCGTATTGCTTCCTGAAACAATAAGGCTACCCGATATATATATAGCACCAGAGCCGGAAAGAGATCCAGAACTAATTGTTGTTGATTCTCCCGAGCCACTAATAATAATTGGCATTAGTCTTTAATCTCCTTTAACATCATTTCATATTTCTTTCCTGTTCTGTTATTCACCACGCATAAATAGTCTTCTTCCTCAAGTATTGTCCAGTCGCCTCGATCATTCTTGAGGTGTAAGTCTCCAGTGTATACATTTGCCCAGCGTTTTGAGGCTGAACCAAAATTTCTTGTATTGTCTGCATCTGGTAAAACATCACCGCCTGCAGGACCCAAAACAATATCACCATCTACTACAAAGTTAAGGTGCGCAATCGCTGCATCAGTATCCACTGTGGTTATAGTTGTCTCCCCGTTTGCTCCCACAGCAATACTACAATAATTCGCAACTTGTGCATCATCCATTATCTTGAATGCTGGATCGGCAACATCAAAATCAAAAATGGTGGTTGTACCATCATCCATTGTAATGTTATCGCCGTCAGCAGAAAGAACAATATCACCACCCGAGTCCAGCGTTACAGTTGTGCCGGCAAGTTCGGCTGTGCCGTCTGCGGTGACTTGTATGTTCGCGGCTGCTGCGGCAGCATCAACTGTTGTTATAGCTAAATCGCCGTGTGTACCGACAGCAAAAGTAGCATAATCAGACAAGTTATTGGATAGTTTTAATTGTGTGCTTGTTCCAAGTATTTCAAGCATGGAATCGGGATGCAATATGCCGATGCCGACGCGACCATTTTCAACAAGAAGAGCATTGGTTGCACCACTTACAAGAACACTTCCAGTAAATTGGTGTGTGTCGCCGGTGCTGTTACCAAATGATGTTGAACCTAGATGTTCGGTGTTACTTATTGTAATCGTGTTGAATTCATATGCTTTAATTGTACCGGAAACATCTAGTGTCCCAGAAAGGCTGACAACATCATTAGCATGATCATAAGTAAAGTTATCAGAACCTGATATAACTGTAGAACCAGAAAAAAAACAAACCTGCTTATCCTTTGGCTTAGCAGTAACATTTGAACCTGAAATATAAGCCCAGCCTAACGTTCCGATATCTGGCATTTAGTCTCTCCCCATCATTAAAAAGTGGAACAAGCTGCGTAACAAAGAACATCGGCTGTGACCCCAACGAAGGCTACGCGGTCGATTCCAGCGATCTCAATAGTTACCATTTCTCGATCAGCAGCAGTTTGAGACCCTAGCGCAGTACTGGAATCGGTCACAGTTACTACTGCAGCAACCCCAGCAACGGCAGTGCTGTTGCCCAAAGTATTTAGGGGTGCCCACTTCTCAAAGGCATGATTATAACCATATATTGTTACGGCGCGTTCGTCCCCATCATTCCTATCAAGAACCATAACGTGCAAAAATCTCTGATTCTCCGTAGGATATCCGTCAGTTGCTGCGTCTAGGGTGGCGACCAGCACGACGTCAACGTTGCCGCCTTGACTGCCTGCTAAATTTTTTGGACTTCTTGTTCTTCCCCAACTTTTATATTGAAAATCTGCCATTTTTTGCTCCTCAATTGACTTCTATGTTTTTTTTTGTTGCTCTCGATTTAATTTTTGAGCAATTTTCTTTCTCCTGATCTTCTTTAATCTTCGAACATCAGAAGGTTTTTTATAATGTTTCCTCTCTATTACTTCTCGAAGAAAGTCTTCTTTCTTACACTTCTTAATAAATCTTTTTATCGCCCTTATCGGGTCTTCATTCTTCTTCGGAATTACTTCCATGTTGATTCCCATGTTCCCTCCTAGATCAACTTGCTCCAATTGCTATTGAATAACCCACCAATGTCAACTCCTGAATCATTGGGTGCGACGTTTGCCAAGGGTGAATGCTGATTTGATTCAGCCGGGGCTGGATCAGTATTCTCAAAAACGTTTACACCATTAAAAGAATCTCTTCCAATGGAATCCAATATTTTCTTTCTCTGCTCTTTCAGCATTTTATTTTTCTTTTCTTTTTTACCTCTTGCTTCAAGATCAAGCATTGTCTTTGTTTTTTCTTCTTTGATGACTGGTGCTACATTGACGCCCTTCACCACCTCACTAATAATGCCAGAAAGAACACCATCTTCGAAGATGGCTTCCCTTATACATTGTTTAATTAGTGGCTTAAGAGCCTTTTTCAATTCGTTAGTTTTCATATTCTCACATTAATATATTGTTTAAAGCACGATTTATGCGATCTGCTTTTGTCCATGCTTCGTTTTGTAATTCTCTTTGTTTGTTCTCTGAAAGATTTAGATACGCATTTGTTGTTGAAGGTTCTGAAACAATATCAAAACAAATCAACTGGAAATCGTCCTCAACAATTGTGTTCCCGTTTGCTTCGTGAACAGAGCCCATCCCCCTTGAAGAAATTCCAAGAGAAACGCCTGATTGAGCAAGTGACTTCAAGATATTTCCTGATGGCGTATCAAGCGCTTTAATCTTGCCCATTACTTTATTGCCATCCCACCAACAATTTGTAACCATGTGGGAAACATTGCGAAGATTAACAACTGAATCATCGGGATGGTCAAGTTCGCCAAGGGCGCGGTTCTCTTCAATAATTTTTTGATAATTCTCAACTTCTCTACGAAGTACGCTTTCTGGATATATGCGACCGTTGCCATTTTTTTCACCAGCGCATTGAATAACCCCTGTTAGGAAGACGACTCCCTGCTCATTGACCATTCGCTTTTCAGTTTCAGTTAAAAGGTCTTGGCATATGCCACCTTCACATAATTCATAATATTCTCTAAGTAATACCTTATTCATGTTTGATTCCTTTGGTAGCGGTCTCTCTCCGCTCGGATATGCGTCCTCTACAACAATGTCGAACCGGCTGGAGCCTCCATCGTGCTGTCCAAATATCCATCATTCACCTCCGCTAATTTTTAGTCCACAGTCATCAATTAGCATAGTTAGTGCATATGATGTGCCCGCGCTCAAACACCCTAAAAGTAGGGCATTCACATAGTTATAATCATATATAAATAGTTCTGTAAAACCATTAACACTCCATAAAAATACACCAACCCAGAAGCCTACACACAATGGGCAATGAAAGAATTTATATTTTGGTCGAATTTTGTCAAATATGCTTCCATAGACTAAAATAAAAGTGAGTCCATAAGCGCACAAAATGAAGTGAACTAGGTTTATCATTTCTCCCACTCTTCATATATAAAATTCACCCCATATGGACTTCGTATATGGGTTGGTCTAAGCGTGCCCTTCTTCTGTGAATGACGACTAGGATCATATTCTGAAGATTCAGCTTCACTGGGTTCAGTTAATCTTTCTTCCTGATATTTTTCATATGCCTCAAGATATTCGAAATATGGTCTCTCTTTTTCAATAAATTTAGCTATTACCATTAAGATAGTTTTTAAGAAACTTGTTTCGTCATTTTCTGGTATTTTTGCCTCAAGTGAGGCGAAAACGTTCCCGCCTTGTATACTGTCTGGCAATATAACCCCCCTCTTTTGCAAAAATTTAAACAGCTCATTTTGAGTTACATAGGTCTCCTCTGTAGCAGTGTCTTTGGGGAAAGTTACAATTTTTCTCTTTGAGGGGACAATAACAATATCAATGTCTGAGTGGTCGCGCACTATGATATTGCCATCTAATGTTTTTCTAATATTTAAGCTAAGAACGACTTTCTCAGAATCCTGTTCCCCTTCTGGAGTGAAAGTTATTTGTATGTCAGCCATCTGTGGAGATCTCCTTGGCTAATTCTTGAACCTTGAGAACACTTTTTATCATATTATCATCTATTTTCTGATCGCCATAGCTTTCCAATAAGTTTAATACTTTTTTAGTCTTCTCAAGCATTGTTGAATCTGATTTGACTTCCTGCATTCCTAATGAGTTATCGATAGCTTCTTTCAATCTCCCGACTTCTTCATTTAAAAAAAGTTTAAATTCAACCTCTTCATCAGCAAGAGAAAAAATATATTGAGTTAATAATTTTCTTTGTTCTTCAAGAAGGCAGCCATACGTTGAGTTAAATTTATCAATGAATGTTTTATATACCAAATTATCAATTGGCTTCATTTTTTGTGCATCTATTTCTTCCTCGGTCATCATTTTTTGAATTATGCCCCTCTCCAACATAATTCGCTTTTTCACTGTTAAATCATCACCAAATATTTGAGAAAGTGTTGCCAAGTCTTTATAATTTGAAATAAAATTAGAAAAAACATTTTTTGAAAGATTTTTATTTATTTTAGTGATAACACTACTTTGTTCTTTATAAATTTCATCACGATTCAAATCACTAAAATAAACTTTTTTAGATTCATGAAGTATTTTTTCCGCAGTGTGAAAATCTAATTTTTTACTTTCTAATATATCTTCATACAAATATCGTTCCTTGTAAAGAACGGAGTCTTTCCGGAAATGTTCTTTAAGAATTGAAAGAATAATATTTTTCTTCTCGTTATTTTTCTTAACAATGTTCTTTGCTAACTCTTTAATCAAAATTTCATATAAGAAAACTGTATTACGCTTTTTGTTGTGCTTTGTTTTCATTCTCTTTGGTCTCCAACTGTTCAATTAACATTTTTATTTTGTGATTAGCTTCAAACAATATCTGTTCTTCGTCTGTATAATTAGAATCAATATTCTCCGAAATACCTTTTCCGAGACTTGAAAGGCTTGAAAGTTCTGGTACCTTCCAAATATTTCTATTAGTATTGCGAGCAGTCTCATCCGCCCATAGGCTTTTAAAATATTTTTCTCTCGCACCTCTTGATTGTCGAGGGTGCTTAACTTTCTTATTATACTTCTTCGAACGAGGCGTCTTGTAGGAGCCATCTGGTCTTACTTTGATTTCCTCTTCATCTCTTTTCCCGGGGGCTGATAAAAGAGTTCCCTCTTCTCCGGCTTCTTCCTCTCCCCCTAGTTCCTCTTCTGCTCCTAGTTCTTCTTCTGCTCCTAGTTCTTCGCCGGGGAACTCTTCGCCTCCCAGAGCGCCTAAGCCGCCTTCGGCTCCCATCAACTCTTCGCCCTCTGCAACAGCATCAAGGGCAGTCTGAATTTTTCTATCATAAAAAAGCTCCCTTTGATTACGAAGAAATTCTTCTTCAGATAAATCAAAAACATGTTCAGCAACCCAACGCTTACTAAAGAAACCCTCCGTTGCGGCAGAAGCTGTTTCAAATTTAGTTCGCCAAGTTTCAAGCTCCTGAAGTTCTGCAATCTTAGAAGGATTGTTAAGCTTTAATTTAAAAGAAACCAAATCAGATCCACGATATCCCAACGAATATAAATGAATTACTCCAACTTTTTCAAGTTCCGAAACTATAACTCTTTGTAATCTCTGAACTGTTCTAGCAAATCTAATATCTTTTTGAGCCAGTGTTGTCTTGTCCTCTTCTGCTCCTTCGCCTCTCGCAAGATAGGATTGTGGAACTTTAAGAGCAGAAAACAATTTATCTCTCAAATACTTAACATCGTCAATATCTCCAGTATATGTTCCACCGGGTAAAGTTTCAATTTTTGATGATAGCCCGCCTCGAACTGGAATGAAATAATCTTCCTCCACCGAGAGTGGATTATATCTTAAATCAACCTTGCCCGTTGAAGGATCAACGACTTGGTTACGCTTCATTTGAGTCATGACTTTTTGCATATATTGTTCCACATCTTGTGGGGGAATGTTTCCCGTATCAATATAAAATACTCGTCGCTCTGGTGATCGAACAATGCGATAAGCCATCATTGCATCTTCTAACAGGGTTAACTGCCTCCAAATACGACGGGCTGGCTCCAGAACTGATGTTCCATACGGAGCAAATTTATCATTCCCCAAAATACGAAAATGGGCAACTTGCCAGTTTTCAAAAGTTATGCCACCCGAATTCCATTGGAATTGGACATAATTGGGGTTTGTTTGATCTTCTCCTTCAATTCTTTCCATTTGGTTGTAAGGAAGGCCAATCACATTTTTTACACCAAAACCGTCCTCAATATCAACATATAAAAATAAATCACCATACTTACACATTGTGCGAGACCAGCCGAAAAGATTAAATTCAATATTTATAACATTGTGATATAAAGAATCTAAAACACTTTTTATTTCCTCATTTGGGCAATCGATTCCCAAAAGAGGTGAGAGGTCAGAAGAAGTCGTCATCTCATCCGCGTATATATCAAGAGCAGACGCAATCTCTGGTGTGTATTCCATTTGGTCAAAATCGGCATATCTCTCAACGCGATTCTGAGAAGAAATAACATTTGTCGACAAGTTCTCGAATGGTTTGTGCGCGTTGCGCTTAAATTGTTGCCCACTTAATGATTTAAAAGATTTAGAAAATTTATCCAGTTGGTTCCGACGATACTTACGAATTGTTTGACTTCGATAATCAATAATTGGACCAGAGAATAACCTAGTTAATCTTTTAAATAATTCTGAATTTGGATTTTTGGGATTTTTAGTTTTAGCTGCCATTTTTTAACCTTTGTAAAGCCATGCGTATTGCTGTATTTCTCTTATTTCCTTAATATTCTTTTCTGGTCTAAAGCCTTTCATGCCTGATATTTTAGTATCCATTACCGAGTTTTCTTTAAAAATAGAATCTATAAATGCTTTTTTATATTCAACGTCCTTCTGATTTAAAGTCAAAGCCGTATCACGAACCCAACAAGCTATAGCAAAAGCCATTACGAGATCGTCATTATATCCCCGCATTGCCTCTGGTTTGTTGCTGTTCCACACAAATGTCTTTAATTCATTATGGAGTCGCGAAGAATATATCCTAATTATGCCGTTCCTGATAAATTCTTCCATTTTTGCTATAATCATTGGTCGAGTTTTTCCAGAGGTTGTAAAACCCGGCACACAATCAGAGCGAGCTTCTGCCACATACTGTTCAACAAACTCGTGTGTTGATTTCACTGAGTGGTAAACATTTGAATATCCGAGTTCTTTTACTTTTTCTATTACTGTGTATCCAATGTTATTATTTTCCACGACCACCATACAGTCCCCATACTGCTTTCCAATTTCAACTAGGAAAGGAGCATAGATATCTGGGGCTGGCTTGCCTTGGTATTCAGCTACAATCTCCATTGTATTTAGATTAAAGACATGGAAAACAGAATAATCTTTTCCATCACCTCGGGCGACGTCTGCTGATAGAAGATAAGAACAAGACGGATCGCGCTCTTTCCAGACCCACAATCCTCGATCAAAGCCGGTTCTATATTCTGGTTCGCAAACCATTTGTTGTATCTTATTCATATCGTCCGGATGAATTACAGTTTCACCAGACATATTAAAGTTACACTCAAATTCTTGTGCAATTTGCCTTCGTGATAAGTTTCTTGTTTCTTTCTCGAACCATTCCCGATCTCTGTCTGGATGCAAGTCCCACATTAACCTTACAGAGTGAAAATCGTTTGCTTGTGATTCAGCCTCTACATAAGTTTGATGGAACCAGTTTCCAACGCCATTTGGGGTTGAAGCAACAATGCAACGACCACCAGTTGAAATTGTAGGATAAAGACCGGTCCATAGTTCGTCCAACCCTTCGACGTGGGCTGCCTCATCAATTACAAGAAGAGATAAGGCTTCTGATCGTCCAGCATCGCCGGAAGTTGAAGTGGCTTTGATCTGTGAGCCGTTTGATAATTCAAATGAGCTTCTGTTATCAACAGAAATGTTTGCTATTTGTATCCATTCAGGCAAGGTTTTAATAATGGCTTTCACTTTTTTAACCAAATTTGATGCTGTCTGGAACTTTGTCGCCATCACGAGAATGTTTTTGTCGCGATGAAACATCATTAGCCAAGAGATATATGCACCAATTATTGTAGAAATACCCATCTGACGGGCTTTTAAAATAATGCTAAAACGATAATCATTGAAATCCTCTAAAAGATCTTTCTGAAAATCGTAAGTTCTGAAAGGGATCAAGCCATGTATGGGGTGAGAAATTTTAGCGTAATTATTTATGAAGTAAAAAGGATCTTTACCAGATTTGATAATCTCCTGAACTACCTGCTTTTTGGATAATTGGTGACTCATTCATTTTCCGATCTTTTAACTTATTTAGCTGTGTCGTTTTTGCCAAGAGAAAGCCAATTTTTGAAAGAATCTTTCAAGCGCTCCTCACTTGCTTCTGCAACAGGCTTCACATCATCAATTCCACCAATCTTATACCATCTATAGGCTTGAACCCAAGAGCGAATTCTTGAAGTACTCTGAACAATAGCTTCCATTTCACCATCTTCAGTCAAGGTCAAAGTATCGCCAGTAACCTTTTTGTATTCTTTTTTTAGAAATTTAACAACATCATTGATGGTATTCTCAAGGTTAGATTCAAATTGATTATCGTGAACTTCTTTAAGGTGAACTTCGGAATGGTAATTGACACAGAGTTTATTGCCCTGAATTTTTACCTTGAAACCATCAATTACTCGCTTATCGATAATTGGATCCCCCTCTTCCCTTTTCAAACCAAAACTATGGGCTTCTCCGTCGTCCGTATAGTCTTCCTTATGCCCCCCATCATATGCATAGACAAGTGCTTGGGAAATTCCTCTAATGATTTCTAATGTCGTTGCCATAAAATTTTAATCTCCTTGTGGTCTCCATCCAGATTGCCATCGTTCTTCCCGGTCTTCAACGTGCTGAATATAACACTTGAAGCAGCAATTAAATTTATTCATATAGACATCATCTTGTGCGTTAAATGAATAAATACTACAAACTGGACAAGATCGATCATTCTTCTTATTAAGTAGTTTCTTAGAAACAAAAATTCCATCTACTTCTACTTTCTCGGATTTCTCATCAAGTTTCTGTTGACGTATATAAAAATCTTTAATTTGTTTCAGATATTCTTTTTCTTTTTCTGGCGTCCAGTTTGCTTTTGGATTCTGGATTGTTTCATAGCCATATTTCTTTTTTATGGCTTTCTCCACTTTAACAATATAGTGAGGATCTTTGTATTGTTTTAGTGGCATTATCTTATCGTTAATCTAATTTTTTTGTCTGCTTCAGAGTTCAGAGACATCATATTATCATACGAATCAACTCTAAAATCTGAAAGGTTTCCTAAATACCCATTTCTTCGCAAAACTTTGAAGGCTAGGTTTTCTGGGGAATATTCACCTCCTGTCTCCAGACCACATTTTCTAAACCTTCTTATTTTGTCTCTTATTCTTTTTGACTCTTCGTATGCTTGCTCGTAAGAGCCTTCTTGGTACATTTTTTCGACTTCATCAATCATATCCATTAGACATTGTGCTTTCTGAGAAATAAGTTTCTCATCGACTGTAACCTCTCTATAGGATGGCTCTACGTTCCATTCATCTCTCAAGACAGAGTACACGCCTGTAGATGTATGGGGTTCCTCTGCATCTTGACCATAAATTTCCACTTCATGACCTTTGATAGTGATATCGTGCGTTCGATTCCAATTACCGGATTTAGCTCTAAAGAAGTCACCAACAAGCTCAACATTCTCATCGACATCACCAAAGTGAACCAAGATATGCAAATCAACATCGGACATGTTTGTCCAGTTGTAATTGGCGATTGAGCCTGTGACTATTACATCAACAATCTCAACATCTTTTAAGCCCAGACCTTCCCAAAAATCATTAGCAATTTGTAATAATTTTTTTGTAATATTGGAACGAAGCTTGCCCTCTTTCCATATACTTTGTTTTAATTGTTTTTTAAGCTCAAAGGTTGAAAAGTCAAAGTTTTTTAACTCTTCCAGATATTTTCGCCAAGTTTCATTTAAATTCATAAATTTGCCCTCAACATAAATAGTTTAAGAATTGGTTAAAAAAGAATTTTTAATCATTTCAATTTCACTTGGCTCAAGTGTCACATCGTATTCATCCAAATCTTCCAATTCAAGCCAAATATACTTCTCGTGTTCCCAGCTTAACTTAACATCTCCAGAAAACTTATCCGTAGTATAGAACCAAACTTCACCGAAGTCTCGCTTAACTTTAGCCATTAAAAAATGTAAATCTTCCTTATTTATTGCCAGCCCTGTTTCTTCAAATGTTTCTCTGACAGCGGTGTCTTTTATGGCTTCACCTTCGTCGGCAATGCCTCCGGGGGGTCCCCAGTGACCGGTCTTCCAACCAGCACTTCTCAGTAAAAGAAGAATTTTTCCATTATCATTAATAATAACATTGGCTGCTCGATTTGACATTTTTATTCCTATTCTATTTCGTTAATTGCGAAGGCAATCGCAATTGTTGTGGCAACACCGAGAATCACGCCGCCTGTGAACCAGACAGTGCTGAAGTCTCTATGGTCAGCTTCTATGGCAATCTCAGTCAATCTTTCAATCTCCTGATCCTTAATATCCATAATGGTGTTGTATCTTTCTTGCAACGCTTCCAAACTTGCTGTTGTGGAATCAACTACCAAGTCGCACATCGCTGTCTGGCGATCTTCTGCGTATTCAATTCGTAGTTCGCATTCTGTTTCGCTTGCTTCTTTCTCGGCAAGCATTTGGGCAACTGCTGAAGGGTTTAGAAGGGTTCCAGAGAATGGAGCAGTCTGCCCTTCAATGATATCTGTTATAATTGGTTCCACCTCTTGTGCCAGCGCTAAAGGCTGGATCACAAGAAGGGAGACCAAAAGAAAAATCAGGGATCTCACTTTCTTTATCCTAGTTTACTATTATTGTTTGCCATAGATAGAAGCTAGTACCCAGATAGCTACCAAGCCAACTAGTCCTTGACTTCCAAGCTGATTAGTAATGTCTATCACACTACCGACGACATCAATGCCCAAAAAGGGAACTGCTGCTCCAAATAAAACTTGTAACACTACACCTGTGCAGATGAGTGACAGACCGAATTCTGTAATTGCGCCTAAATATTCTTTTGCTGTTTTTAAGTATTTCATTATATAATCTCCTTTAGATATATTTTTTATTATTATATTATAACTGATTTATTATTATTTGTTAAAGAAAGTGAGAATTAATCTCCTGATTTTTTCTGCCAGTCCCGTGATATCTTATCATCCTTGATGGGTCCACCGGCAGCCCATGTGTAACACGATCTTGCCGAATGACACTTAAAGTGATGCATCCAGCAATATCCTAAGTAGCCCTCCGTATCCTCAATCGGCTCAGAAACTGGTCCGGGCATACATTCTTTCATTCTGGGAGAGATGTCAAAAGCGATACAGTTGCCACATCGAGACTCCTCTGCGACATCTACAGTTGTGTTCCAATGTTCTGCTGCATGGTCCCAATATTCCTCGTCTGCCAAGTTTAACGGACCATACTGAATATGCTCTGCCTCTATCGCAGCATCTCTATTTTTAGTATTAAGTTCCAGATCCTGTGTCGGCTCTGGACAATCATACGATTTTGTTTCTGGATTTAGAGTTATTTTTATTTTCACTTTAGTATTCTACTTTTTGTGCTCTTATCTTGACATCTGGATATGATTTTTTCAAATTATTTACTGCAGCCACGTTCTTTCCTGAATCGTCGACAAAATAAATATCACTATATCCTTTTTTGATATGGTCTTCGATCCAAGAAGATTTAGCTTCTGGTGCTGAAGTCCCCAGCATCGCAAACTCCACATCATCTGGGTCGACACCAATCTCTATTAGATAGTCCCTAATTGCACTATAAGCATCGGGAGCCCTAGCAGTAAGGATAGCAATTTTTCTATCTTCTGTCCCTGCAGCAACAATCCTGCGAAAAACATTAGTTACTGCCTTTACTTCCCTTGGGTTGATTAGTTCTCCCCTGAACTCACTGTAATCGAATTCATCGTCTTCTTCGGGTCCATAGACAGCATACTCACCGGGAGTAAGATCTAATATGCTCCCGTCTGCCTTATTTACTATTATTTTTGCATCGGTTTTAGCAAGAGTATCGTCGAAATCAAAAACACGAAGTTTCTGTTCTTTCAGATACTCCTTCCAGTTTTCAAGTAAAGGTTTCATATTCAGTCTCCCCGTGGAACAAAGGTGATTCCAAAAGCTTCACTTAGTGCTTTTGATAGCTCCTCTGGGTCCCCATGGTTCTCTTTAATTATTTCTTTAGCCCTCTTTTCTTTATTTTTCTCTATCGCGGAAAGGTCTTCCTCAAGCTGTTCGTCAAGTTGTTCCATAACTTCCTGATGAACTTGGATGATTTCATCTCGCTTGGCGATCTCATTGGTATGCGATTCATTGAGAACATCGATTTGTTCTTTATATGATTCCGTGCGTGTCTTTAGGAGCTTGAGGGCAATATCTGATCTCTTCACAAAAAGGGCGGCTAAAGCAAACACAACGAGCAAGGGCACATACCAATAGTTTTTGATCCATACCCAAGCCCGTTGTGTAAAATGTTTTGCTTTTATCCAGTTCATCTACCGTGCTTCCACGTTGCAGCCAAATCAGCGAAACCCTGAATGCCTACATAGCCAATTGTAATGGCTGTCCACTGCTCGTTATTAACGAAACCGAGGACAAGAAAGGCAGAAGCTGTAATCCAAGCCAGTAATTTACGAGAAATTAATTTGTCTAAACCTTTGTCTATAGCCTGTTTCATCATAATTCCTCCACTAGCCCAAGCGATCTTGAACTTGTCCGTAACACCATTTGAGAGCAACCCACGCGAACGGGGAAGCTACTGCGCCTGCGACGACGCCCCACATAAATGCACTCATAATAACACCTCCTATTTTGTATTATAATTAGTCTATTGGTTTACAAATGCGAAACCATTTTTATTCTCAATTGTAATTTGCTGATCCAC